ATATGACGCGAAGCTGGGGGTCATACTACGCATATGCATAGAAACACCGTCGCAGAATCCAAGAACCAGAGTATTATTTAGATTATTTACCTTGGTGCCTATATAGCTAGTCAGTGTGAGATTCTGTATTGGAGCCCTGACTAGATCCACCATCCAGAGGGTTCCGGCGGTGACTCCAGTTAGAGAGCCTGCATTTATAGTTAAGATGTAGCCGTTAGCTGTCGGGAAGATCTGTAATGGATTTGTCCAGGTCACTGTTGAATTCAGGTAACTGATTATTCCGCCGCCGGTTACGGTTAGATTACGATCTTCAACGAGAGAATACGTTGTAGAGTCGATCCCATTCACAAGTCCTGTGAACTGATCATACCAAGGATTGGCGTTAAGGTCTGGTATCGGCCATTGTAGTCTGGGTGAAGGTGTGGACATTTTAGTCTCCTAGAATCTGGTAGCAGTGCCTTTTACTTCAAATACCGCAGGTTGAACCACGATGTATCTCTCTCCGTTCGGTAATAGCACCCAGATATCATAAAAGTATTGGGCAGCCCTAAGACTCTGGGTATCTTGCGGTACAAAGAAAAATGTCACTAGACCATTGGCGTAGTTTGTTATTAACCCCTGTGTCGGATCTGAGGTTGACTTCATAAATAGAGGGGTTGGGTCCCGCAGGTCTTCCCTGACAGTCAAGACCAGCCTACACCCTGTCAGATCCTGGATACGTCCAGCCAAGTCAGCTACACTGAATTCTATGGTCCGAGTCTCGCCTGCGTACAGGTTTATGGAGTTAGTTGGTTGTAACATTACTCACCCTCCTCAAGAGCGGCTCGTCTGGTTCTTGAGGTACCCTTGATATGTACATCGTGTAGGTCGCTAGCTTTATATCTGTCTTGCTGAAAACATATGTAATCCGGCTCGTCGTGGGCTACCCACTCATGTATTTCGCCAGTTCTGATTACTTTAGCCTGCATGGTATAGATAGCTTTTGGCTTAGACATTAGGATACCTTCACGCTTAAGGGTTTAATCGTTATTGCACTACTTCCGTCCAGATTAATACCCTTAGTTATAATATCTTGATCTGTGGCTACTAGGTTTGATTCAGAGATTTTGTCTGTAAATAAGACACCGTTCTTTAGGTAGCCGTTGATAGTAACAGTGGCATAGACGACGCCAGATTGGGACATGCAAGATGTGTAAACGTCAGAGTTATATAACGTTTGACCGAACGCCCGATTTCTCAAAAGACTGTCTATGGCTGATGATACAGACGCTGTTACTGCCGCAAGGTTGTACTTACTGGAAACACCAAGCTGCACTGTCAGTACTGCTGGGACTAGATAACCAGACCCATCGGTTACCAATACAGTATGGGCTACATCCTTAACATTATCTAAGAAATGTTGAAGATCTGCTACTAGGTTTTGTGTTGGGGCTGCGTAGAAACCATCTGAATTCTTGGATAAGATCGGCACTGTCACAACGTTAGATCCGCAATCAGACAAGAACAACGAGGTAACGTGATCCATTACGCTATTTAGAGAACCTACTACATTAGACAGGGGGTCACCAAGAGAATCTACAAAATTACCGGTTCCTGTATTCAGAGCTATTATCGCGTTATTATTATCAGTTATGGTCGGTATATTGGTATTTAGTATACCAACATCGGTATTTAAACTTCCCAAGTATCCACTTGATGGGGATACTGAACCTAGGGTGGCTAGGGCGCTCTTGATAGCCGGTACTTGATTATTGGCTATATTATTTATGGATGTGGTAAGTGCATCTGTCAAACCTAGGTTAGTCAGAGCTACGTTTAGATTTGTTACAGTAGTAGCCAGTAATGTGTTCGCATCTTTTATTGCACCAACATAGGTAGCTAGGTCGGACATCTGCCTTGCTGTTACAGTGTACGTTGATTGAACAGAGGTAACTATATCATGGATCAATGTACTTATTGAGGCTACGTTGGACGATATCGTTGATTTGTAGCTGGGTATATTGGTAGTAGACTCAGTGCTAACTAAAGATACCCCAGTAGCTATTTTACTAGAATTAGTAGACGCTGCATTTATATTGTTAATTACTGCTGTCAGATTTGTATTAATTACAGCTAGGGGTCCAGAGACTGCTGCTATATTTGCTAACTGAGTGTCTATACTGCCTAAGGATGCGATGGCTGCGGCAGCGTTTGATGTCGTACTGTTCGTACTCGCCGCTATACCTGTTTGAGTCGTGTGCCCCGCTTTATATACTGACTTCAGGATTGCCAATAGAACAAGATCTTCCATAGCCGTTGATGTTATAAATGCTCTGGCTACGGCTACTCGTCCTGACTGGGGGCTGGCGTAAGATGTGCTAAGGGAAATATAATCACTCTGAGTGACAGCCACTTGCCTGGTGGCAAATACGCTGGGGGCGTTAGCTTGAGCCTCTGATAATGTCTCAGCATTATCCCCACCTACTGTACTTCGCGTATTATTTATATTCAGTTTTATGGTCTGAGAGTTAATAACCAGTGGTAATGCTGAACTAGTTATCGTATTCTGATTAGCCCTACCGCTAGCCCCTTTTGTCGCGCTGTACTGTACCGTGATGGATGCGTTGGGGGTCGGGATTCCTCCAGCCAGACCATCTCCAAAAGTGATATATGGTGGGTTGGTCGTGTAGCTAACCTCAAACTGGTTCTGCCCTGCGGTATTTTTTGGATCTACGGGGAATACTAGAAAGTTCTGCTCGGTGTATGATACGTTATTAACTAATACTTGTACTGATCCTGATACTAGTAGTTGCCCATCAGATAGTAACCTGAGATTAAATTTCTGATTGGGTGTACCATCGCTTACAAAAGATTCTGTATATGATACGGATTGGGAGCATGAGAGTGATACTGCGTTATTTGGTACATCGTTAAGAATCTGATCGTGTGCTGCCTCATAAATTATATTATTAGGCCCCTTAAATTGAAATCCTTTAGGAATTGTTATCTGGAAAGGGTAAGCCTTGGCTAGACTAATACTTAAATCCACAGAAGCTGCTGTCGCGGGGCGCATCTTATAACCAAGTTGTCTGGTTAGCTTTGTTACTGCATCTTGGGTTCTGGCGGTAGATAAGAAGGCGTCAGTAGCTCTCTGATCAAGATAGAAAGCTAGATTATCAAGACCATAAGCAAAATAATCCATGATGACCATGGTCTGCGAACTAGATACGAAGTCGTTAAAGTCGGACGCAAACTGGACCTGCATCCGGGCTTTAAGCTCGTCTGCCAGGGTATTAAAATCATAACCGGCATACTTGGCGCGAGTAAGTAGACTATCAGCCATTACACTCCCCCTATTTTCTGGGTCAACTGGGACTTATTTCCGGTGGCTGTAACTACATAAGATATGGTAGCCGTAATTCCGTTACCTTCGGAGTTTTTTACGAATTTTACACCGTGGACTATTACACGAGGCTCGTATTTGGCAATAGCTGTCATAATATTGAGTTTTAGAAGCTCTTGGAGGATGCTGTCGTTATTATCGAATACGTTATTTATAATCCCACACCCAAAATCATCACGCATAACCCTTTCGCCTTGAGTTGTGCCTATTATTTGCATCAGGGATGCTGCTACAAGATCATCATCTGTAGCAGGCGCTGGCAACGCCGTGCCTGATTTAGTAAAAGGAAATAGTAATCCGTTGTAGATTGCCAAGGCTTGCTCCTATGTTTACTCTACATCACTTTCTATGTATTCGCCACCGAACTAGGGAGAAATTTTGATGGTCTGAGACAAAACTGTCGAGGGTACTGGAGGTAGTGGCGCTGAAGTAGGACCCATTGGGTGCGGATGTACATGGCTATTGAATGCTTGTAAGAATGCTTTGCCGAGGATAGCTACTTCGTTGGGGCTAGAGCCGAGACTGACTGTCCCTGAATCCAGCACACTGGAATTACTCTTGACATTAAAGGTACCTGTCAATGTTATGTTGTTATCTCCACCCCCTAGAAATATCTTGTTACCGTTCGCGTCGGTTATGGTGATGCCTGTGTTGTCTAACAGCACTACATTTTTATTGGAGTCTGTGACGGTGATTGACTGCCCAGCGTGGTCTATGTGGACATTGGAACCGTCCGCTGCCATGACAGTGACATCCCCTCCGTTATCCAGTACAAGACTAGCTTGGCTCTTGCCGTCTAGCTGCCCTGGATCTGTGTGATTATTCCACCCCAGTGTTACCGACTCGGACCCTTGTGTATTATCGAATACCAGCGAGTGACCTGATTGGGTTACCACCCCTTGTTTGGTAGGTGTAGTTCCACCGCTGTATTGAAACTGGATAGGTACAGACCCCTGTATATAATAAGAACCTAGATAAGCTATGGGTAGAGAAGGATCGCCATGGCTGAACATAACGTACACTATGTCGCCTATGTTTGGTACAAAAAAATGCCCGCTGCCGTTTCCAGCCATGGGTGCGGCTGGTCCAACCCACTCTAGTGGGTAAGCTTTTGGTGAGTGAGATGCGCCTGGACTTCGTATCTGTATTCTGCCTAGACCATCCGGATCTTTATTATCTACCACTATAGCGTCGTATATGCTATAAAATTTATGATAACGCTCCAAACCTTGATAGCATAATGTTTCAATAAAGTTAATATCTTCTTCTTTCAGGTTCTTGATACGCAGGTCCATCGAGGCAATTCTGGACCTCATATCATTTAGAGTCATAGTTGCCATAAATTTACTCTCGTTTACATAGGGGCAATAAGTCCGGCGTGCCTAGGCTCTACGATTATCGACCTACCAGCGCCTGTATCTTCTTTTTGTTTGTTTGGGTTACCCTGCACGCCTATATCTTTCGATATTTTAAGCTCTGTACTTTGTAACACAAGTGAGGTGGATAATCCAGACGAGTTGAATCTATGAGTTATATCCCAAACAGCATAATTACCATCTATCCTATCACTGCAACCCACAACCTTAACTACCTCTCCTGGTAGGATGTCCGGTATACCTAGTGTCTCTATATTTAGTTTAACTGACTGTACATCAGTTATGTACTTTTGTAGTTGGGCTTTGGTCCTGTGCGACTCTCCTGGACGGGGCGACGGTCTAAAATTTACAATCTCTCCTGGGATAACGGGTGTACCCGGCATCTGGTTGGATGGGGCGTAATTCTTAGATCCATCACCTACTCTAGTTATATCCAAAGATGTTTCAGTAATAACTGCGGTAGTCTCTTGTTTTGTGGCAGGATCTATGTATGATTCTGTTAGTGAGTCTATGACTCCAGGTAAAAACATGCCTGTATTTGGTGTAGAGACAGACAATATTGGATAATAACCTTTCTTCATAGATCCGCCCGGATAATCCATTACAGTAAACACCCTCTTAGGTGCGGCGGCATTAAGATCTTTTATCGGGTATATATGTAATTCATTATTAAGCATAAGCCATCTACACTGAGAATGGTCCAGTATCTCTTTAAGTACCGCGAAATCAGATTTTTGACCGTAGTCTAAAGACTCCCTATTAACCCCACCACCTGGTTTAGTCCAGTAATCCTGTATAGCCTGACTTGCATTTTTTAGATGAGGCATAACTACTAAGGGTTTATTTATACCGTCAGCACCTAGCCCATGTCTTACATTAGACCCTTTGCCTTTTAGTAGTTGATTTAATATGCTAATTCGTGTTTCTGTCTTCGGATATGGATGCGGTACAGCGTTAATAAACAAAGACGATGGACCTTGCGAGGTCATAGTGATTGTAACGTTCTCCCCGAAAGTAGCAGAAGGTGCCAGTAGCAAACCGGTAAAAACAGGAGACCATACGGGTGATCCTCTGAAGGATCCCCAATAACCAACTCTTGCCTTCAGGGATACACTACCCCAGTTAAGAAAGCTTTTATTCATTAATATTACAGCTTCTCTATATGGCGGTGTTAGGGATACAGTTATTCTCGGTATTCTGGAGAGAGGGCTATTTATGACTAGATCGCTGACATAGGGTAAAGAAGTCAATCCGGTATACTTTAGAGCCTCTTTACCTTGCTCTGTAGACTTTCCGTCTATGGTTGTATTGGTCCATAGGGGTATCTGTATGTTATCTGGAGTGACCAGAGAACATTGCATGAATGGACCGCTGAAGTCCATGTGCTTGGCACTAGTGCTGGCGCTATCGTTTTCCATATTATACTTAGATTACAGATGCCCCTAGTGTGGATTTTATAAAATTAGGGGATGGTATTATGAGTACCCGCCCCTCGTAAAGATCTGTAGGTATTAGTTCGATATTGTTAGCTCTAGCTATGACCCACCACATATCAGGATCCCCATAGAAATTGTTAGCTATAGAATCTATGCGGTCTGTTTGTTTAACTGTATATCTCAGGTCCCCTGTGGATTGAGGTATTGTTACGAGATTAGGCGTCTGCCAAAATTCTACACCATCGACTAGAATCAAAGTACTATTATTTAACCTACTACCTTTGGTGATTGCTACAGACATGAGATACCTCTAGTGTTATTCAATTAATTCTACAGGGGCTACAGGTCCTGACTCTGTATGTTCGGGTCCTGCCGCCGTTCCGTTAGCCTTTTCATGCTCCTTGAGGGCTTTTTTAGCTACATGTACCTGAGCGTCTGCTGCGTGTTTAAGACTTTTTAGAACCTCTACGGCTGCTCGTAGCTGAAGAACCATCTTAGCTTGTTCTTGCTCATTCTCTACACTAAAGTCACTTTTTATTTTATCTATTATTTGTTGTTGCACTTGTGCGGTGGCGGCTATTTTTTTATCAGCCCATCTGTTATCGCCCACAGCCTCGCTGGCTTTAGATAATTCAGACTGCTCTTCAGAATTTAATCTTTCCACCAAAAGTTTAGATATAAAATTGGATTTTTCGTGTAACTTATTTTTCTTTCTACGAGCATTGTATTCTTCATCAGTCTCTGTATAAGCTGTACCGTCCTCTAAATAGTTAGTCCGCCTCTTATCACCCTCATCCGCTTCCTTCTTTTTTTCATCTCTCATAGCCAGTAGATCCTGAATAGATACCCCACTTAACTGCTTCCTAAGTGCAGCCCTGCCTGCTAGGGTATCGTTATACTCTTTCTCTGATTCCCTATTATTAAACCAATTCATTAGCCCCTGTACAGTCAGAGAACCCAAAGCACCGATCTTCATACCAGGAATAATTCCTGCCGGACCAAGCAACGCAAATCCTAGTATGCCTCCTGCCAAGGCTGCGATACTTACCGCCGCAACCCCTGCTTTATTATTTAGCGCAGCATCTACCATTTTACTCATGAGTTTATCTACAGCCCAAGATCCAATGTCAATCATCTTATCGAAGGCTTTTTCTGCCAGAGGTATAGCGGTCTCATTCCAGAATTTCTTAAGAGATGTCTTGAGCTTATTTATAACAACACTGTGCTCACCGAGAAACTTGGACATTCCTTCGCCCATGCCACTAAAGAAATTAGTAGCTTTATCTATCCACGCAGCTATAGTCTCGCCTGTCTTATCGAAAGCCTCGGTAACATCGCCACCACTTTGCTTTAGGTTCTTGAAAAATTCTATTATGACCCCACCAGTCAGCATCTTAATCCAACCCATAGGGTTAAATAAGTTTTCAAAATTTATGCCCATCTCATTTAACATACCGAGAGTGGGTCCAAGCTGTTGCTTGATAGCCGACAATGCCCCGACAGTGCCTTTTAGCTCTTGCGGTAAAAATGCCAGAGCACCTTCTTTCCTAACAGTAGCCATACCTTTACCCAGCATACCCAGCAAGCTATGGGGATCTTTTCCTGCCTCTTTCATCATTGTTGTAAAATGCTTAAGTTCGCCTTTTATATTTGCTGTCAGATTTTGACTGACATTGGGGGCTAGCTTGGACATTTCTGCCATGAACTTCTCGCCTTCGTACTTTATGATATCCTCAAAGCTAGTCCTAGCTACGTCTCTCTTCATCCTATCTCGCATATCTGTGCGATTTTTATCCATACTAGCTTCTTGATCCGCCAATGCCTCTGTAAGCTTTGCTGCTTTTTCGGAATCTAGAATCACAGCAGCAAGTTGAGGATTTCCAGCCCTTAATGCATTCACGAATCTTTCTTTATACACGCTTCCGAACTTGTCTGCTTGTTTAGACATCTCTAGTAGTGACCTTACAAACTCTCTCGGGCTTTTAGCTCCTGCCTCAAATGCAGCGTCTACACTATGAGAAAATATAGCCATCTCTTCCGTGGTGGCACTTAAATTTGTGCCCATCCCTGTCTTCAAGTCTTGTATCTTCTGTCTCATGTCTGTTATTCGACCTGTCACGCCAGCGGCTTCCCTGAAGCCCTCATCCGCACCACCGAAAATACCACTTAGGGCAGATCCTAGAGAAGACTCTGACTTGATCCAGTCACTTATATTTACATCCTTAAGTGCGGAAGTTGACTTCGTGATGCGATCAATCATCTCTGGTAATCTCTGAATACCTGCATTTCCGACGTTGAATTGCTTACCGCTAGCCATCATGTTTTCCATCATCTCGCGTATTTGCTCAGAACTCATGTTATTACGATGAGCCAGTAGTGCTAGCTTCTCGGATAACTGTGCTGCACCTACACCTGAGACTCTGGCAAACTCTAGAAACCCCCTAGTACCTCCGAGTTTATTAATATCCAGACCTGAGTTTGTTAGATTCTGGAACGTCTTTGCTACTTCCATCGCAGGTATTTTGAGATCCTGTGAAATAGATACTAGTTCACCAACGTGGGATTTTAGGTCATCATTCCATCCCTCAGAGATGCTTTGTATGGATTTTCTTGCGTCGGCAGCGTCCTGCTCAAGCTGCTCCTGGAGCACACGTTTACTGGAATCACCCATGCTCGTTAGACGATCAACAACCTCGCCTACAGCCGCACCCATTCTCTGGAATCCGGCTAGGAAGCCTTTTTGGCTTTCACCTAATCCAGCATCTTGTCCTCTGAATATGTAAGCTAGTCCAAGTTGTGGCAGCATCTTGTTTTCCTAGTTCTTTTATTTTTTAGATCTATGACGTTTTTCCATATCTAACTTTTTCTCTAGAAAACGCCACCTTATGGATGAAGGCATTTCCATCAAGTCACTATAACTAATATGCCATAGCTCCATCAATTGGAAAATCTGGACCTCTAGGAGTTCCCGATTTCCGAAGGGAAGAAAAAACTTGCAGATCCTATATCAAGCTCGACACTAAAATCTCTTTTACATGTCTGGCACGTATTTTCTATAAGAGTGTCTATGGTCGGATCTATCTTCTTAAGCTCTGTCCTAATAAACCTAGTATCCTTCCAGCTTAGTGTTTTTATTGTCTCTAGCGTAGCTGGCGTACCTTCTATGGCGGCTATTCTGGTCATCATAGCTGCGGAAGCCAAGTCATTAGGGAACTTCTTAGCTATCTCTGCTGCATCATGCTCGTCTTTGCCTAAGAGAGTCTTGATCTGTACTGTCTTACCTGATGGTAATTTGAGGTCAAATACCCTCTTTTTCTTATCCTCCATGTCTTTTACTTTTAATGAACTAAGAACTACAGTATAAGATCCTTCTGTTTTACATCCGGGGCAGTTTGCGTCGAAGGAGTACTCATCATTTATTGTGATGGCTCTCAACATTAGCAATATACACACCCTGTCTACCGCCGGTATATTCATCACTATGTCGTGCATCAGCTTCTTATCCGTTATGGTCCCTACTTTTATTACACAGTTACCGATTATGGTATTAAGCTTGGACATAACTGAACCGGGTCCTGAGAGAATATCCTCCTCTGCTCCGGTCATCTCTCTAAGTTGAATTTCGTCATGTAGTGTACTGTCTGGGGCTAGATATCCGCTGGGTAACTTAAAAATACCAGTGCTGGCTTTGGGATCCCCAAGGGTTCTTATATTCTTCTCTAGAGCATTAGACATTTTAATTCTCCTTTAGGTTCTTTAGACTGAGTAGCATACCCTTGAGGGCGTCTGTGACAGACAGACCGTTCTTTTGGAGTGTTTTCTTAAACTCTTGGTAGTCCATCATAGGGACCCAGACGCTGACCCGTGTTCTAGCCTCCGTATCCTGCCACAGAGCGATGTCCTGATAAGCATCAGGGTTCTGGGTATAGGCACTCATAAGCTGCCTCAGAACGGCTCCCATGCCCCCTTGGAGGCTTTGTTCTCTTAGCCAAGTATATAATTCCTGGCTTAGCCAGAAATTAATAAGCTGCTTGTCACTAGATACCGAACTTTGCATAATAGTCCGGTCGTTACAGGTACGGCATACCACAGCGGAGTTTGTTTCCACAGGTAATCCTCCCTTATCAAAAGGAATAATAGGTATAATCAATAAATTTTGGGTATTCCCGCAGTTCTGGCACTTACGCCCAGATATATTTCTACGGATTTCTTCCCATGGGACCATGAGAAGAGGATACATTACTTAAACTGTTATGTAAAGGTCTTACGGATTTTCGTATTGCTTAAGGCTTTTTTTCCTAGGGTCTTTTTTGGCGGGATCTTCTTCATCCCAAGCCATCGGGTACTTGGTCGTAAATAACATTGGGGCTGGATAATAAATGCCCTTCCCAGGCACCTGACCACCCAAAGATCCTGAAGTCGTGATTCCTCCGGTCATACCTGTCATAGTCTCATCGAGTAATTTCTTCACATCAACAAAGTACAAGTAGTTTGACATAGTTACCCCATTAAACTTATTTCTTCTATATAACTAGGCTGAAGCTCAAGTTCCTGAATAGATATCTCTGCTGAGCCTGCGTTAAATTCCCCACTGACCTTGTATCTAGTAGGTATACAATCGTATAAGATCCAAGCCTTAGCGGGTAATCTTAGGGCGTAGTCTGGAACTTCGCCAGATAACAACATTTCTAAGCCACCGCCCACTACTGCGGCAGCGCCAGCTATGACAGCGCCACCAAGTCCCCCGCCACCAGTGGCTGCCCCCGCTACGGCTGCGGCTGCTAGGACGCCCTCTCCCAGTAAAGCCCTAGCACTAGGATCTAAACCATCTATGCCACCAGGCAGTGGCCATCTAGGAAAAAACTGAATAAGCATAAGTTTACGTCTGAAAGTAGGACCCCCAGAGGTAATAGATATGGTGGGTAATAATCCACCCAATGATGGGGTAGTAAATGCCCTGGTATCACCCTTGATCGCATTATTTATCCACCTCTCAAAGTCACTATTGGCAAGAGTACTACCACGCTGAAGCCTGATAGGTCCTACTGAGGCGCTCTTGACTACATAGGTAGGATAAAACCAATTAGACTCTTTAACAGTCTCTGTCTCTACTTTGATCTCAGGGGCTGTTATGGAGCTAAACCCCGAGAGGGGCATGAATAATGGCATACTAGCCGCCCCTATGGGGGCGAGATCCATTAGAAAGAAAGCATGATTTTGTAAATAATCAAGGATCGCATGTCTAGCCATTGCTTACCGATCCTATTTATATTCAATTAAGTCTTAGTTACTGTATTCGGGGCTGCGTTAGCGTTACCGTCAGTTATGGTGAAACGCTCACACGATAGTGTTAGTTCTGCTACTGATATTTCTGAGTTGGCAGAATCTAGTGCTGATCCTAATGTCACTTTGGTGGGGAAAGCTTCATATAATGTTATAGTACGGGCAGGTAGTGTTAAATTGTTCAGTCCTGGTTCAGTAGCGTCATTTATGGTACTAGCAGGGTCCCTAAGGGTCAGGTTTGTATCGCGGTGATAAATCTTTATAGATATCTTCGCTCTGTACTCCCCTGTACCTTCTGCTGTCTTTAGAAGCCATCTGTAAAATGCAGTATCGTTACGGGTAACCCCGCGAGACATTGTTACATCGCTCACTGTCGGGACGCCTGGGAATTTCCTGTCGTATATCCAAATACCCTCTTTGTATGTCTTTACGTCCACAGATAAATCCGGAAGAGAACAGGTCTTGAACCCAGCCTGTGGCGCACCATTTTTTGCACTTGTGACCCCGAGATAATCCTTATCGGTCGTGAGTGTGTCATCAACTGTAACATGGAACCTCATGTTATGTAGATAATCTGAAGTTACTGAGCGGGCCATATGATCTCCAATGTTACTGGCTTGATTTCTTTTCTACAGGGGGAGAGAATTACCCCTCCCCCATTACAGAGCACTAACTATTAAACTTCTTTACGAACTGTGATCCAGAGTTCGCCAACTGTTGCGGCTGGCTTGGTTACGAAGAAGCCGCTGCCAGTGGTCAGGGGGGTTACTACTGATGCTGTCCATGAGGAGCTTGAGGGGCGAACAAGTCCTGCGGCGCAAGTAATGGGGGCGGCTAGTGCGGTACCAGAGCCGTCAGCCTTGCTGTTTACCGCTATGCTGCCGGAACCAGCGGTGCTCAGGAAAGCAACTGCGTCGATGACGCGCATCTTGTACGGTAGGGCATCGGCTGCGTATACAGTCTCAGAAGTATCAGCGGCTACGAGCGGCACCTTGATAATGAAGGGTACGGCAGATGAGAATGTATTTGAGGCTGTAGTGTCAGCAGTCTTAACTAGATCTTCCTGTCCAACTGACTGAGGAGGAACCAAGAGAGCGGATCCTGCTTCTCCAGCGTCAGGAGTGACGGAAACAGAGACAGTCCCGGCAGCCAGAAGCTGCATGAGTCCGTCCATATTGCCGAGAGTTCCTGCTGGCTTAACTGTAGTCAGAGTATCGGTCGGTCCTACTTTAACATTCTTCTGCCCCGCTGGTCCGAGATTAGCATAAAATTCCCTGAGGAATACGGGCGAGCTAGAGAGGTTTGATATAACTATTGTGGCCATTTTAAATCTCCTTGATAGGTCCCTAGGACCTATGATAAGTTAAATTCTTTGCTTACGCAATCTTTCGTGTACTACGAGGCATTGGTTATCTGAGCGTACCTGATGGTGATAAACTCAGCGGGGGTTGTTGGAGCGATACCTACATCGACAATTACTTTACCCTGGGCAATAGTCTGTGGAGTATTATTACTCTCGTCACAGATTACATAGAAGGCTGAGTTTGCTGATGTTCCTGCGAAATAGCCTTGTCTGAATAGGTCTCCCAAGAACCCATTTAGCTGTGACTTGATACGGATCCATAGTTCTGGTCCGTTATTCTCGAATACTGTCCAGAACATTGAACTCCAAACACTGGACTCTACGAACATGAACAAGCGGCGAGCCTGTATGTAACGCCATTTCTGGTCCGCTGCGAAAGTACGGGCACCCCAGACAACTAGACCAGTCTGGGTCCAGTTTACTAGTGGGTTTATATAACGAGGATATATGTAATTCGCATCGTCTACGGTAACGTTATACTCCAGACCAACTACGCCACGGAGAGCGCCATCGGTGGTTCCGGCTGGAGCCTTCGACACGTTCCTGTTAACGTCAGTGCGAGCGAATACACCGGCTACTGCGGCAGTCGGGGGTATGATCTTTGTTCTGGCTCCAGTTCCTACGTTAGCAGCAATAGGATCCGGAACAGCAATCCATGGCCAGTATATCGCGCTAAACATGCTACGCTGACCCAAGTTCTGTAGCCAAGAAACTACCGCACTTGCCTTGGTGGTTCCCTTTGGAGGGCAGAGGATTGCGAACCTGTCACCACCGTTGGCTTGAGTCAGGGGGCGCTTCTCAACGTAGGCGATAAGATCGCCGGTCATTATCGGGTCGCCGCCAGAGTCGGGCACGCATACCTGCATGATTTCCTGAACCTTGTCTAGAGCGTACAGACCTGAGAAAGAGGCTTGTAGACTAGATGAGGTTAGTTGAGCTTCTCCGTAGTTGGTACCGAAGGTTCCGTCAGTTCCTAGATCGTAATAAGCTGCTGCTGGTGATGGGGTGGCGTGTATATTCCAATACTGCTTGGTCTGATCTCCAAAAACCTCGTAGTGTATTGTCTCGACTGGAGAGGTTCTGTAGGACAGGCTAACCAGTGTTCCCGCCTTGATTGCCGAGGCGGTGACGAATGATAACACCCCGGTGTCGTAAGCTACGGATCCTGACGATACAGCACTTCCTGCAAATGATCCCTGTGAATTATCAGTGAAGGTTACAGCTTTGGTGGATCCGACAGGGGTATATGAAGCCTGTACAGAGCCTGGCAATATCGGCAGCCCGGTCAAGGTAGTGCCAAAGGTCTTATTGCCTGCGCTCTGGTCGCCGCCGCCAAGCACTACAGTGCGCTTGGTGCCTACTAGCTGCCAAGGAACTATATCACCGGCAGGTAGAGTTACGGATACTAGGCTAGATAGTGAGTTTATGACGCTCGGGAAGAAGTTGCTAGCTGTTGAGTCCGTAAAGGATAGACTATCGTAGGTTTCACGGTCGTGATAATTACCATTAGAGTCAGCTAGCTGTATCGTGAATGTAAATGACGATGGGTCATTTAGTGGGGAAAGAAGGGGATCTGAATTCTGAATAGATACCCTGATATTCTGGTTCCACGATCCTGCACCGGAGGGGGCTAGCTGGAAGGCGTTAACCTTGTAAGAGGCAAGTACCAATCCCTGATCATGAACTGAGTAGCTTGTGTCGGTTAATCCGAAATTGAAATCACCTGTGACGTAGTTGATGGTTCCACCGGTTATAGCGGCTCCTGTTAGGCTACCAGTACCGTCATCCATAACAGTGTTAGTCTCAGAGGTTGGTGTGAACCCGATAGTGAAGGTACCCGGGTCTGGTATAGTAGCACCAGAGAACTGGATCGAACCCTTGCCTGAGGCGTAGTCGAAGGAGTAGGTGCCGAATCCTGCTACGGTTTCTGTCACTACTGTGCTGATCGTGCTACCGAATGGGGGTGCGGGTACTGTATGGGTGGCTGGGGTTCCGCTAGCAACGACATAAGATAGAACAACCGTCCCAGGGATGACAGCCATAAAATTTGGGTCGTAGGCTGGAATGTTTGTACTAGCAAGCGCAAACTCACAATTTAGAGCTAGGGTGAGGGCTGCTACACCATCACGAGCCTTGGGAGCTATAGGGTTTATCGAAGCCACGGGGCTTCTCCAGCTTAGGCTGACGCTACCTGGAACTACGGAAGCCCCACCGCTTGCGGTGAAGAGTTTGGTTGCTACAGCAGTTGTAATATTTGGGGTCGGAGGAGTGGTAGAAACTAGAATGTAAGTTCCAGTTACGCCGGGTGTAGAGTGAGCCTTGTTAGTTATTTGGCTCTGTACGAAGCATTTTCCGCTTGCAGCGTCTGAGGAAGTTACTCGGACCACATAAGCGCGCTGACCACCGTTATCGAAAAATGACTTCATTGCATAAGCGGTGTAGCTAAGTTCAGTTACATCTCCGAACGTGTTTACAAACCCTCCGTAGCTGGTTACTAATGTGGCTACATTAGAGGGTCCCATCGATGTATAACCAACTATGCCCAGGGTGCTAGGGCTAACGCTAGTGGTTATTCCGGTAGGAGAGCTAACCTCTTCTGTATATACGCCTGCTGATAAAGTTGGGACGGGCATCTATGACTCCTAATTATTTGTTAGTAGGGCTTACAGCGACCGGAGGAGTGGTGGTAGTGGGCTTGGGTGCCTCTACAACTACAGGGACAACCTTTGGAGCTACCGGTACAACCTTTGGGGCTACGGGCGCTGATGGTGCGGTTACTTTAGATGCTTGGAGAGCCTTATTCTTTAGAGCTTCAACATCTTGGGTATTTTTAACTAGGATGCCCTTATTCACATACTCTACCAAGCTAGAAGAGTTATCTAGACCATCCGGTACCTCAGTCCACGATGTCGATTTGAACATGCATGTCTTCCCGTTGGTTAAGGAAGCGGACACAGGACCTCTGGTTACGTTGTAGTATCGCATTTTTCTTCGTCCTTTTTACGCGGGCTCTAAAGTTACTTGTGGCAAGCTTATGACAGTATCATAAACTGCTGGAACGTTTAAGTCTAGTTCTGCCTCTATTCTTAAGGTTATATCAAAACCCATAATTCTATCCGATACTTCTGAGGTATCCTCTGAAGAAGAAATATTGTCCTGAAAAGCCTCGTAAGATCTAATATCCCCTATACAGTCCCTGACTAGTACTCTACAGTAAGGCTGGTATATTCGCAATACGTGCATCAAGAGTGCATTCGTATAATTTGCCTTACAGGTGTCCCCTCTGAATTTAGAGATAAGACGAATCGTATATGAAAGATCAAAAGGTACCGCCTGCTGCATATTTTCGCTCTTATCGTACCCGTAAATCCATTTCGGAGTTACCCCGGGTTGGGATAAGTTTACCGCTGCCGGTCTACCTCTGGTAGAGAATGAACTGTATTGCTGACTGAATGGGTGCCATCGATTCATGGCAGGATCCATGGAGTCTCGACGTACCATTAGCATTGGAAGCTTATATTTCTGAAACGTATCTTCTGGATAGCTAAACACAACAGGTATACCTGCAAAACCATCCGGAGCATCTACACCTCCAGTCCTATTATCCAGCCCATTTACATCAAATAAGTAATAACCTGTCATATTTTTATTATCTTCGACTACACGAGCCCCAAGGGTCTCTATCACACCCTGATCAAAGTCTCTAAGCGTAACTGTTCCGTTTGGGCGTTTCCCCAAGCTTCTATCTATATAAGAATGTTGACTTTCGGTGAGTGCCATAAGACTATTATATCCTAGCTGCGCCAGCCAGTCGATTCATGAAATCCTTAGCACCTTCTAATTCGTTAGTACCTACGGTATCCATGCCTGGAGGCTGCCAATTATTCCAGCCCATGAATCTTGGATTAGATAGGGTGGCTTGGATCTTAGGATCTTGTTGTAATTTATCCATTTCGACTGTCAGTAGGGTTCGTAAGGCGGGTCTCCAGTGAGATTCAGATTTGTGACCATACATTCCGAATTCTACACCAAACCCAAACTGAGACATATCTGAGGTCACTTCAGTGGGTTTTTCGTCCTTAGATGGTTTTGTAGACTTCTGAACACCAAGTCTTCTCAGCATCCTAGCTACTACTTCAGAATCTTTAGTATTTTTAGTCAAAATAGCCTTAACAGCATTTTTATTTACTGTTTTTGTAAAAAGACTAGCCTCATTCTTGGCTGGCATATAAGGTATAGTTTCAAGCAGCCAAGGACCGTGTTTGACAAGAATTTCCAAAATTTTAACTATATCTCTCTTGGAGCCTTTTCTGTTTTTCTTGTTAGGGCGTACATATATTATCGAACTTTTTGGGTTTATAGCCTGTGTATTACTTTTTGTTTGTTTCAGTCTGACACCGTAGGCGTCATCTGTCACTCTAAAGATATCTATAGCCTTTGCGTATGCGTTAAAATCCTGCCCATTAGGTATGTTATCTTTTATAAGATTACAGTAACGAAATGCTGACTGATATAGTAGCATTCTATTTGCCATGGCAGCCCTATCTTGGTGCTGCTCATGAAATTTATTTATAAGTTCTTCGTCCTGTAGCTCTACCGACACACTCATAAAATGATCCACCCCGCTACTGTAGGTACTAACATCAAGTGTCCATATTGTGATGCGACGGGTACGTTATTCTGACCGTCTATAAGATCGGAACCATTAGTACTTATCGTAATCGTATAAGTTGATAGATTCTTGACCCATAAAGGTCTATTGCGTGCTGTCACTGCTGGTAGGTTCACGATGGAAGATAAAGAAAGATTACAAATCAGTATGTCGTCAGCGGAAGCCACTGTGTAGGGGGTAAGTGTAACCTGAGTTATCTTTAGAGTAGATAGGGCGTTTACCCATGCCAGCCCTGTAGTCTGAGTACTGTCTGGACTCAGAACTAGACCGTTGGCACCAGCAGACAAAGTACCAGCGACAAGTGGGCTTAGTCCTGCTGGAATATCCCCCTTCCTAGTAATAACTCTCGTCGGTATAGGCTGAACAACCAGAGATGGATTAGGATAGTTTCCGGTCAAGGCACCACCGGCAGGACCAGTGGGGTGTATCGGAGGGTTTGGCTGTGGGTTAACCCGTAGGACCTTTGGGATTGACATATATTAAGCATTCCTCAAGAAACAGATACCGTCCAGAGACAAGTTCTGATTAGATGATGCGTTACTCTGGACTACCTGACCCGATTTATATACCTGCAACATGCAAGAGCTTCCGTTGCACGCGGCTACGACTATCAGGTCTTGACCTGGTAGTGCGTTTGAGGGAAGAGTGAAAATTAGGGAGTTTGTGACACCACCTGTCAGCCCTCCGCGAAGATAAACTCTGCCCTTAATATCTATAAAGAAAGAAGGTGCTGGTCTTGGCGACCCCATTGGTGCCCAGAGGTTCTGTAGAACTAGGTTGGTCCAGGATCCAGATAATAAATTACCCCAAGACATATTGTTTGGTAATGTACTATTGGATAGTAATCGGGAACCATCAGACCCGACAGATAGCCCTACCCCTAGGTTATTACCCGGAGCGACCACTATCGTACCCTTGTTAAGTAAATCATTCTTTAGAGGGTTATTTCTTAGGCTGGGATTCGGATATAGACCTATCAGGTCCCCCCCTGCGGGATAACATGGTCTTGAAGGCTCATGCATGTTAGCTCCGAGTATCGAATATAATATTAGCTAGAGATAGTGCGCTATTGGAGAAGCTATTAATTTGTGTAACTTGACCATCGCTGGTTATTTGTATGCTGCAAAAAAAGCTGCCAGATATAGAAGGGAACACTAGGGTATTCTGCGGTCTAAAGCCCACTGGGAGAGTAAAGATCGTTGTATTTAATGTACCTCCTGTCACTACACCTCGTAAATGAATAAACCCACTCAAGTCTTGGAGGTAGGCTACGCTTCCGTAACCGCCACCAACGTCCTGCCAAGAATTAGTAAATGTAGCAATTACCTGCCAAGTACTAGACTCCATCTGCACCCATCTTAATCCGGTACTGGTAGTAGAATCACAAATTATAGTATACCCATCTGGACCTATAGGGTGTACTCCGGGGGTTGATGCGCCAAGACCTATAAGAATATCACCCTTGTTTCTCAAGGTGGATGATAGGATCCTAGGTGTAGCTAAGGTCGGATTGGGGTAGTTTCCTGTCAGATCTCCACCGGCAGGTCCTACAGGGTGTACCTGATCGACAGGAAGTGCCCAGTTCTTTAGCATCGGTTGAGCCCCATCTACAATCTGGCTCTTGGCCAGATAAGCATCTTCGGGGCTGAAGACACGACGCTCCGGGTTAAACTCACTGTAGCGTCTAATTTCTAACTTATACCCAGAAAAATCTGGATTATCAAGCATGTGACCATCGTTAACTATATTGACTACGTTAAAGAAGTAACCCTTGTGAGACTCATCTTCATTGGTCACGGCTAACTCATCAAAATATGGAATATTCCAGACTCTCACTACATCGCCGCGATCTGGCAATTTAAGACCCGCCTCCTCGAATTGAGTTCTGGCTATCCAGGCGCTAGCTACATGTGTGACACGAAAACCCTCTTCGCGAGTTTCTGGCTTTGGCGTTGGCCACTCTAGATGACCTATTAGCTTGTAAGGACCGACCCATATCTTCTCGGTAGCTTCACCATAGAGAGGGTCTACCTCGGTAGCCATCCTATCCATGTGATAATAGTCGAATGACGTACCGTGTTTTATGGTTTTCTCTGAGGCAACGCTATCGAAAACAGCCTTCTCACCGATGGTGCTGTTTTCAAAGCGGGCTTGTTCCGGTGTAATCGGTAGGATCTTGCGACTACCCGGAATTTCCATTGGACGGATCTTGCCCATATTATCCTCTACCCTACCAGCGAAGGTTTATGGGTAATTTGTTCAGAATCTGAGATAGTCTTATGTCGCTCTAAATATAAAGCAGCCTCACGAAGAAAGTCTGGGTTATCGTAGAATCTAGATAATCCAACATTACAAGTTGTACATAAGAGCTGTCTTACTTTTTTAGTGGTATGGCAATGATCGACGCAAAAGTATTTCTTTTTAGCTCCTGGCTCTGTTGTCCCACATATGGCGCACTTACCGTCCTGTAGTTCTAGCATACGGTCATAATCATCATTAGTTATACCGTATTTCTCTAAAAGTTTAGTCTCTCGTCGCTTCATGAAATTCCTTTTCTCAAATTTCCTACTGTTGGCTAACTCTCTAGACTTAAATTCCGGATTGGTAGCCCGCTGTTCGGCAGCCCAAAGCCTACTCTGCTCGTTTAGTTTTTCTCGATTCTCCTCCTTGTATTTTCTCATATAAGTTCTATGACCCTCAGGGTCAGAGTCCCGTCTTTTTATAGACCTGAGCCTCTCATACTCCCTGATTTTTTCTGCATTAGCCTCTCTGTACTCCTTACTGCGTTTTTTATATTTTTCAGGATTCTCAGCACGCTTCTTAGCTAACCACTCTCGGCTGTACTTGCGGATCTTCTCTCTGTTTTTCTCGGCATATTCTCTCTGATACGCCTTTAGTTGTTCTTTTGATCTTGGCATATAAGTAATATACAGTGGTTTCTCAATGAGGTCAATTTAGCCGACGAGAATTCCCATTGGGAAGCCTGAGTTGAAAATCTCTTCTTCGAGTAGCTGGAATTCTTTTTCGGATTCTTGTAATAACGCACCACCATCTACAGCTTCCTGCCCTTGTGCTGTAGGATAATTTCCAAACTTAGAGCGTACACGCCCTACGAATTCTTTTACTAGGCACAGGACCTTTCTCTTAACTAGGTCATGATCACGTTCATTAAGCTTCTCTACTGTGAAGGCGTGTGTCTTGTACTCCATCACGATAAGACCTGACTGTCTTGGGGGTGGGAGAACCAGGAGTTGCCTATTTACCTGAACCCAATCAGATTCTGCATTGAGGATTCTCTTCGCCATGCCTAGATATTGTGTAAATTGAGCATAAGAAGATAAGAACCCACCAGAATCCCCACCACCCATTCCGCCCATATTACCACTACCACCGTAACCAAACATTGCAGTAGGGATCTGCCCACCGATTAGGCTCATTGGGTCCACAAGATAAGAATAATCGAGTGTGCTTGATGAAAAGGTGCAATCCAGAACTGTATCTACCTGATCTGGCAGATCATATAGGGCTACACCGCCACCAACAGCAACTGTTATTGTCTCTTTATAACCTTTTTTGGCACTAAACCAACGACAAGCCTCTTCTACACAATAATCTAGATTTTCTTGACCAATCTCAACTTTGGTAAAAGGCGCACCAAGTTTATGAAGACACCAAGTCTGAATCTCCTCCTTGGTCATTCTTTCATTCTGCATGATGGCTCCGGATCAAAGATAAACTACTGGCAATAATACCATAAAACAAGGGGTTGTTCACTTAACAATCATCGCATCCACAGTCTACCTCAGGTATAATCACGGTAGGCAGCTTCAATAATCCGTAAACATCTTGGTTTTGTATCTCGCTTGGGTCTGGCTCTGGGTGTGTAGGGGAAGCCGGGGGAGTTAATTCCAATTTATATACCCCGGCGGCTTCACCCTTAGCCAACATAGTAATACCTTGATCGGCGGGTATGCCGCTGGGCATTGTCCTGACCTCTGGAGGTGAGCCCATAGGCATCGGTGTATTAGCCTGTGCAGCCTGGAGAGCGATGGTGGGCACTCCAAGAGGCTTGGATCCGTCGAATTTCATAGAATTCAGGGTCCCGGGAACTAGTGTAAATGTCTTTGGTGCCTGAGCAAAGTAAACAAGGGGCTGTGATGCTCCCGCTTGAGACATCGGCTGTATATTCACGCTGCTAGATTGCAATACAAAGACTTTGCTACGTCCAGAGTCAATAAACGCGGCGGGGCTTGGCTGAGAGGGCATCCCCATCGGTACTGCCGATGGGTAGTTTGACATTGGTATCTGTAGTGGCTGCGGACAAACCTTCCTAAAAGGATACCTGTGGAACGCAAGGACCTCGGTTACTAACCCACCGACCCCTAGACCATTGGTAACCATGATTAGGCTCCTTTGGTTCTATTAGACGGTGTTCCACTTGGGATACTGATAGCCTCCCCGCTGGGACCAGTTACATCAGATACCAGTATAGGGGTAATAGAATCGTCGTCGTAGAGAACGAAATTGGAATGTTTACCTACTGAGACAATTTCTCTATTTGTCCTTGACTTCCTAACCATAGAAAGTGCTCGCCCTAGGCTTCCCGCTAGCTGATGGCTGTTTTCCTGAGCATTCCATATTGCACTGGCTATAGCTAACGGTGTCAACATATCTAGATATTGACCAACCTTGAGTTCGCCTGTGGCTGGTAGATTACTGGCTCGGGTAGATACACCTGGTTTTTGAAAAACTACAAAATAATAGTCATCATTCGGCGTCAGATTGGTAATAGAACTCGGGTTAAATCCATTCAGATGCCCTGTTTTGGTTAGTCTGTACTGTCCAGGGCAGTTAACGCTATCTACTTCGGTCAGTGTCCAGTTTGGGCTAGTCCACCCTGAATGCTTAAAAGTATCGTCTGACCAATCCAGTATAAACTGGTCTGACTCGCGCCTAACCATTATGACTATATCTGTTGCGCCTGTTATGAACGCAGCATTATTATCTACCGCCAAGAACTCGACGGTTTCGGATTGACCTGTCTGGATACGATCAGACATCTAGACGGCACCTTTCTCCATTAGCTCCATCAATGTTTCAGGATCCATGGACTCTGAGTCTTCTGCGAAATATTCATAACCCTTAGACCACTGCATAGCCAAGCATACAGCCTCGGAACAAAAAACGCTACCGGATGTCCTATAAGGGTTATTCCATTTTCGCTTCAGCCACTGACCTAACTTTACCACAGTCATGCCAAATAACCCTAGATAATTATAGTGAGTACCAAGATACTCTAGGGCAACTCTCTTCATGCCTTCATCTATCGAGTGCTGCGGTGTAAATACACCTACCACTATGTTGTTCATCTTGAAATGCTCATAGGGTATAAGGCGAAAACCTAACTCGTGAGCCTCCATGACCATATCGGCGTCCCAATCCTGATCGTGATACAGGAACCAGGCGTGGCTGCACTTGGATTTCGTTATCTTTCTGATCACCCAAGATACTGGGTTAAACCAGTTAGGGGTGGAGAATCCTATCTTGGTTGTCATTTATGGACCCACTTTCTACGGTAACTTTAAGAACACCATTTATTTAAAATCTCATCTAATTCAACAGTATTTATAGGTTTATCTATAAACCCGTTCATGCCCACCTCTAAACATTGGGATTTTAGATTAGAGGTGGCTGTGACAGCAATGATCGGGATTTTTAGCCCTGTCTCTCGTAGAATAGTTGCGACCTCTATACCATCCATGTCAGGCATACTGATATCTAAAAGTATTAGTGAGTAGTTTTCCACGTTAGCCATAGTCAAGGCTCTAAGACCGTCGATGGCTAGGTCTACCCTGTGACCTCTACGCTCAACGAGATGTTTTAGTATCTTCCTATTAACTAGATCGTCGTCTACCACTAATATGCGGTGGGTCATACTACGGTCTCCAGTTATCAAACCCGTACCAAGCTACCAGGAGTCCAATTACACACATCAGAGGATCACTGACATAAGAGTTTACCCAACTCTCTGGAGTCAGAAACACATTAGGGTACTTAACTTCCAGATAACGCTCCATAAATTCCCACAAGTAGGCTAGTGCCATACATATGCCGAAGACCTTAGTGCGCCCCATTGCTGTGTGGGCGAACGTAGATCCCACCACCGCCCAGAAGAAAAAATGAATAAGGGACCAGTAATCGAAGAACGTCTTACCTGTTTTGATTGGCCATAACCAGTCCATAAACACCTCTTAGTGTATAGTCTGTACTCTTGCGGTAGTCATATGCCATACTGCCTTGAGCCCAGTATGTCCTGAATTATGCAGCGTCGTCTTTATTTTCCAGTGTGGTAAGCAAATCTTGGGCTGAATTGCCGGGATTGTAAAATCAACTATTCCTGAGCCTAATAGCTGATACCTGTTTGCGAACTGAGCCAAGGGTACATCGGCGGCTACTAATTGAGCCCCTGCTTCACCAGGAACACCAGCCGCGACATTACCTCTGCCTGTATTGGGGAAATCCCACTCCCAGTAGCCGTTCTTAGAGGGTGTCAGAATTGGATTGGCTAGGGTTAGGTCTACGTTATAAGAACCATTCCCGGCAGCCGGGACTATTACGCCACTCACTACATTACAGTTTCCTGTATTAGTTAAGTTAGGTGTAACCGGTGTCGCTGGGCAATACACTTGGAAGGTCAAATAATCACCAACCTGGGCACCTTGGAAAATAATACCGCCGCCAGCTATCAGGATCCAGTCATTAAATGAAAATGTAGATATCTCATCCCCGGCTACATCACTTATATCAGAAAAGGGTGCCCCGGTATCATCGGCACCTGTTACATACAAAAATACTCCTGATGGGAACATGCAGGGGCTAAAATAAGGGCTACCGTCTGCCTGAGAGGGTGCTCCTACGCTGACCGGTGAGCCTTTTACTGGAACTGATGGGCAAGCCGGGGTCCATGATTTCCAACTAGTCTTATCGAATACACTTGCAGCAGAACTACCTACGGACGCATTCATTAGTTGTGTCTGGGCGGCGTCATACCTGCTGACAAGATCTGACTGTATATCAGTGGCGCTTGTTCCCTGTGGATATTGTCCTGAAGTGAAAGGGACCTCCACGAAGGTGCCTAGTTGTAGTGCCAATAGCGTATCGGAATCTATAAAAGGAACATGGCTGGTGAACGTGGGTTGTGGAACTACGTTGCCAGTGGGGGCTGGTAGCCAAAATACGCCAGATACAGTAAAGCTACCGTCGCTACTGGTGCTGGTCCTGAGTGTTACGATTTGGTTTGCCATCTTGGTCTCCTAAAATCTTAATGTACGGGGATTGCGGGAAGGATAAGAGCCTCGCATACCACCATGCTGCAAAGTTACTCCTGCGGTATTAGTCCATACAAACCGAGAACTACCTTGATCCCTCACTAGACTAGTGTCCAAGGGAAGAAATGAAATTAGACCCTCGTCATTAAAAGGGACTACTGAATTCTTTTCTTCCAGTATATTTGTTGCTGTAAGGGCTCGGTTCCAAACGCGAACATCTCTAATTTGCCCCTGTAGACCAGCGTTTGTAGATACTCTATTATTACCTACAACTAGCCTTGTAGTTGCTGCAAATGTAGACGCTGTGTCGGTTACGTTTACCACCAAGTCCCCGTTCAGGTACCCATATATCTGTCTAGATGTTGTCGATGTAGGTACGCATACATATGCTGCGTGATACCAAGTATTGATAGCCAGCAGTGGTCCTAGATTATCTGAGTTACCGGTTCCGAAATTTAGAGTGATCCCGTCAGTGAATGTTTGCAGAGTTATGTTTGGATCCAATGATATGATATCTCGGTACCTAACCACAATGCTAGGTAGATTAAACCTACACATGATGGTCAAGGGTTGGGTGGCAGTAGTGACATAAGTGGCGCTTATATAAGCGTTTGCTGCATTTATGAAGGCTGACATTATATTAGTTGTCCGTTTATGCCCTGCCATGTAATAGCATGATTACCGGCAGTTGCGTTAAGTGTTGCACCACTTAGATTTACAAATACAAGACCCCACCTAGCCGGGAGTCTGTCGATGCCATACTGGCGACAGAAGGAGAACGGTCCTGCGGTAGCTGTCTTGCTGTTTGCGTTTAGCGTTATCTGGGCTAGTAATACCAAGTTTGGAGGATTTGATAGGGTAACTGCTGCGTCTGCCCCTGTAATGCCTTCTGGGTATGTTGTACCGCCATCCACAGAGCCATAGCCGTAAATATTTACATACCCTGTGGCGCTGGTGGCGGCTGCTGCTGATGTAGTCTTTACAAAGAACAGTACATCCTCGAATAAGTTTGTTGTATTATCTACAGCGGTACTTGCTCGGGCGGATGTTGACGTTAGGCTTGCTAGGGTTATGGTCATAGCCTGACCTGATGCACCATATAAAGGCTTCAGGATTCCATTTATATGTGAATTCGGAGATATAGCTACTACCAACGCAGCATCTGTTGCAGTAGGGGCGGTAGAGGCTGCCGTAACAGCAGCGGTATTGGTGCCATCGTTTATGGTTGTAGTCTGTGCCCCGAGAGTAATCTGATTACTGGATGTCGAGGCTCCGGAGGGCAAAGCAAATGGAGAATTTGGAGACATCGCCACGACCAAGGCTGTATCAGTAGCTAGTGCGGCGGTTGAGGCTGCCTTTACTGTAACGGTATTTGTACCGTCATTTAGCTTAGTGGTCTGCGATCCCAAGGTAGTCTGGTTTGCTGAAGTTGAGGCACCGGACGGTAATGTAAATGGAGAGTTTGGAGATATTGCTACCACAAGGGCAGAGTCGGTAGCCAGGGCTGCTGTCGAGGCTGCCTTAACAGCCGCAGTATTGGTCCCGTCATTAATTTTTGTTGTCTGGGCACCAAGGGTTGTTAGATTTGCGGATGTTGCAGCACCAGTAGGTAGAGGCAGGGCTATGGCGCTAACAGGGACTGTCTGATCTGACGCAATATTAATTGCTATGGAGTTAGCAGTGGTTTTTGTGCCTAGAGTAGTTGGTAATTGGCTAGATATAGTGGTTAGGGTTGAGTTACCACTAGTCTGTAGAGCCGCAGTAGATGCGCCAGATGGTAGAGGCAAAGCAGAGGCATTTATGTTGAGTGTATTATTCGGGCTAATTGCTACGACCAGAGCAGGATCTGCTGCTACTGCTGCGGTACTGGCAGCTTTTACTGCCGCAGTATTTGTACCGTCATTTATTTTTGATGTCTGGCTACCGATTGTTGTTAGATTTGCGGCTGTTGCTGCGCCTGATGGTAAAGGTAATGATGCTGCTGAGATAGGCAGGGTTGCTGTATTGGGAGAAATGGCTACAACCAAGGATGTATCTGTGATTACAGGGGATGTCGATGCAGCCTTAACTGTGGCTGTATTAGTCCCATCATTTATTTTAGTTGTCTGTGACCCTACTGTAGTCAAGTTGGCGGATGTTGCTGCCCCTGTCGGTAGGGGTAGCGCGGTAGCACTAATGGGTTGTGTAACTGCGCTTCCATCTACTTTCCAGGCGCTAGCCCCGGCAGGACCCTGAGTAACGGTTGCGGCAAGGTTTGCAGCAGTAGACTGAGCGGCTGTTATGGTTCCAGATACCGGTACTATTTGGTCTGATGCGATATTAACCGCAACGGAGTTTGCAGTTGTCTTTGTTCCTAGGGTTGTAGGAAGCTGTCCGGATATTGTGGTCAGCGTTGAGTTGCCGCTAGTCTGTAATGCACTTGTGGCTGCACCACTCGGGAGGGGCAGGGCTGCGGCGCTGACTGGAACAGTCTGGTCAGAAGCTATGTTGACCGACGTTGAGTTTGCTACGGTCTTCGCACCGAGGGTAGCCGGTAGCTGTCCAGAGATGGTTGTCAGGGTCGCGTTTCCGGTAGTCTGGAGAGCAGCAGTAGATGCCCCGGTTGGAAGAGGTAGAGAAGATACGGAAGTAGCCAGAGTTGGAGAGTTTGGCGAGATAGCTACGACCAAAGCCATGTCCGTAGCTACAGGTGCCGTATTGGCTTGCTTCACGGTCACGGGACCATTGTTATTTGCGTCTACGATCAGGTTTCCGGTCTGCTGTCCGCTTTCTCTTACGCTTATATTATAAGCAATAGAGGCTGTTCCTGAGGTATAAGATGACATTATTAGTCGGAACTGCTTGAGACCTGCAATGCCGACTAGAAAGTTACCGTTAGCGGTTATACTAGTTATAAACAATCCGGTAGACATATTCCATGCGTCTGCCGCAAACCAGTTTGTACCATCGACACTACCTTGGAACTGGGTTGTTCCTACCCAAGTCCCTGTTACACTAAAGGTAGCTGTGGACATTCCAGAACAATTAAATACTATAGTGGCATTAAGGGATCCTAATGTTCCTGTGTTATTTAGATCTAGGGTGTTCGGGGTTGATGAGTTGGGAGATAGAGCGACAACCAAAGCGGTGTCGCCAGTAACTGCTGCGGTACCGGCAGTCTTAATTGTTGCTGTATATGTGCCGTCGTTAATCTTACTAGTCTGGCTTCCCAAGGTAGTCTGATTTGCGGAAGTGGCTGCGCCGGTAGGGAGTGGGAGTGCTGCGGCGCTCACGGGCTGAGTAACAGCCGACCCGTCTACTTTCCATGCTGACGCACCGGCTGCACCCTGAACAACGGTTGCGTTTAGATTTCCAGCAGTTGCCTGCGCCGCTGTTATGGTGCCGGTCACAGGTACGTTCTGATCTGAGGCAATATTTACAGCCATAGATGCTGCGGTGGTCTTGGCTCCAAGCGAGGCTGGTAACTGACCTGATATTGCAGATAGCGACGAGTTTCCTGTTGTCTGAAGCGCGGAGGTTGCGGCTCCGGTAGGAAGAGGCAGGGAGGCGGCAGATACAGGTAGGGTTGCTGTATTTGGAGAGATAGCTACAACTAGTGAAGGATCAGCAGCTACCGGGGCGGTAGAGGCTGCCTTAACTGCTGCCGTGTTGGTTCCGTCGTTTATCTTAGTAGTCTGGCTTCCAATAGTAGTTAAGTTTGCCGATGTAGCTGCGCCAATAGGCAGAGGTAACGAGGCTGCCGATACTGGCTGGGTTGTCTGCCAGAATGTCCCACTAACAGGCTGTGTAATTCCGGAACCATCGACTTTTAGAGCGGTCATGCTGGTGATACCCTGAATTGTCAGGACATCTGTAGATGGGGTACCGGCTACGCCCAGTGCTGGCTGTTTTGCAGCGGTCGAGGCACCAGATGGAAGAGGTAGGATCAGGGCGCTGACCGGTACAGTCTGATCGGATGCGATATTAACAGCCATTGAATTGGCGGTAGTCTTTGCACCCAAGGATGAGGGTAGCTGCCCTGCTATGGCTGATAGGGATGTATTACCGGTTGTCTGTAATGCGCTGGTGGCTGCACCGGCAGGTAACGGAAGCGCGGAGGCGCTGACCGGCTGAGTGACGGCAGAACCGTCTACTTTCCAAGCTGTAGCCCCCGCTGCGCCTTGGGCTACGGTTGCGTTTAGATTTCCAGCAGTTGCCTGGGATGCTGTTATGGTTCCAGAAACCGGCTGAGTTACAGCAGATCCGTCAACCTTCCAAGCTGTGACACTAGCGGAACCTTGGTTTGCTGTAATGGTTCCAGAGATAGGCTGAGTAACAGCAGACCCATCTACCTTCCAAGCCGCTGCGCCAGCGGGACCCTGTGTCACGGTTGCGTTCAGGTTGGCAGCGGTAGACTGTGTAACAGTGGAAGTTCCAGAGGTAGTGATCGGATTATTCGGACTGATGGCTACGACTATCGCGGTGTCTGTTGCTACGGCAGCAGTACTGGCTGCTTTTACGGTAACAGTGTTTGTCCCATCGTTAATTTTTGTAGTCTGAGCGCCCAGTGTCGTTAGATTTGCGGATGTTGCTGCACCTGTCGGCAACGGCAAGGAGGCTGCCGAGATAGGCTGAGTTACAGCAGATCCATCAACTTTCCAAGCCGAGGCTCCTGCTACGCCTTGGTCTACTTTACCGATAGTGCTGGATCCGGCGGTTAGGGCTACTGATCCGGAAACTGGGATCGGCGTTCCTGAGGCGTTACCCTGAATAGTCAAAACATCTGCTGACGGGGTGCCTGCTACTCCAAGTGCAGGCTGTTTTGCTGAAGTAGCTGCTCCGCTTGGTAGGGGTAGAGCAGACGCACTAACTGGAACGGTCTGATCGCTGGCAATGTTAACCGCCAACGATGCAGAGGTTATCTTGGATCCTAGAGTTCCTGGTAGCTGACCGGAGATAGTTGACTGTAGTACTGCTGTTGCAGCGCCGGTTGGTAGCGGTAGGGCTGACGCCGATACTGGTAGGGTCGGTGTATTAGGTGAAATAGAAACTACCAGGGAGGGGTCTGTTGCGGCTGGTGCGGTAGATGCAGCCTTAACAGCCACAGGACCGTTGAATCCGTCTGTTATCTTTTGAAACGAAGATCTAGCTACGGTATCTCCTGCCGGTTGTACATTTCCGGATGCATCTACTATTTGTGTCTTCTGACCGCCTCCGGTCTGATTTGCCGAAGTAGCTGCTCCGGTTGGTAACGGGAATGTAGCTACCGATACAGGAACTGTCTGATCAGACGCTATATTTACTGCCAGGGACGCTGCTGTTGTCTTAGCCCCCAGAGTTGAAGGAATCTGCCCTGAGATAGCTGTCAGTGTGGAGTTTCCAGTTGTCTGGAGTGCTGCTGTCGAGGCACCGGTAGGGAGAGGTAGGGCGGTGGCAGATACGGGTTGGGTAACACCCGACCCATCGACCTTCAGGGCTGTCATGCTAGCTACGCCCTGAACAGATAATACACCACCAGCGGGAGTTCCGCCTATGCCTGCGCCTACTACGGTTGCATTTAGATTTGCTGCTGTGGACTGAGTAGCCACAACCGTTCCGGAAACCGGTACGGTCTGATCAGATGCTATATTAACGGCAACCGACGCCGAGGTAGTCTTTGCCCCGAGTGATGCTGGTAACTGCCCTGATATGGTGCTTAGGGTGCTATTACCGCTCGTTTGTAGCGCACTAGTGGCTGCGCCGCTGGGTAGGGGCAAAGATGCGGCTGAAACAGGCTGTGTAAATCCTGAGCCATCTATCTTCCACGCACTAACCCCTCCAGTACCTTGGTTAACGGCACCTATGGTATTTGTGCCTGCCGGGATTGATGGGAGTGCTGTTACTTGTGTTTTCTGGCTTCCACTTGTCAAAGTAGAGTCTTGTGCAGCGCCTGTCGGCAGAGGTAATGAAGATGCAGATACCACCACTGTCTGATCCGAAGCTACATTAACAGCTACTGAATTTGCGGTTGTCTTTGCACCCAGAGTGGTAGGTAACTGACCGGATATCTCGGTCAGGGTAGTATTGATCGAATTCTGTAACGCTGCCGTGGAGGCTCCACTCGGTAATGATGAAGTTACTGATATGGGAGAAGCCCTAAGCTGTGCGTCTGTTAACCCAGTAGTGGATGTAATCGACACCTCTTGTGCAACTAGTGATGCTGATAGCGTTACAATAGCTGTGCCTGATCCGACTGTGCTACCCCTGACCCTTAAGGCATTTATACCTGAAGTGGCTACTAACCACACGCCATTAGAGGTTGTACTTGTTGATGTTATATTTCCAGGTACCGATGCGCCCAACACAGAGACCCATGTGGACCCGTCTAGAGTAGACTCAAATAGAAGGGTGCCTGTCCATGTTCCTGCCACCTGAATACCACAAGTACTGGCGGCAGCCGTACTTATGGATATATTGGCTGTTCCGGTCAGGGAGTTAGAAACTGTTTGGTTTGACTTGCTATAATCGGCACTAATGGCGACAACTAATGCCTTTTTACTTGTGAAGTCAGGAGACTCAGCGTCTACTACGTTCGCTGCTCCTGCTCCTGCCGGATCCTGAATAATACTCATGTGGCGCTCCAGAGGTACTGGACATTAAGAGTCATGGTTCCGGGTCCGGGCCACCATTCATCTCGTCCGATAGATAATCTATAGTTAAAACCATCAGCGGTCAAACTTATTACCTGTACATCATAAACTAAACCAGTGGTAACGGAAACACCTTGCTCCATTACAGAAAAGCCAGCGACCCTCACAGGTGCGCCAGCAAGCCCCGTGACAGTTCCAAATATCTCGCTTGTAGGGGGATTTAGTGAAATAGAGAAAGTCGAAACTACGTTAGTAGTCCCGCTTCCACCGGATGCTAGTAATTGAGTAAGGGTATAAGGACCTCCGGCAACCTGATCCTTGAATGTCAGGTTACCGGAGGTATCTCGTTCCATTCCAGCAAGTAAATTATTAACACTACCTATTTGTGGGTAGAACCCTGCTGCCGCGAGACCGTCTGTATGTGTCTCTATTTCTTCTTCATACCCCTCAACCGAATCTTTGGTGGGTATGATGAGATTAATTGCAGGCATGTTCTGGCTCCGGTAGGATCCATAGCATTATCCCACAAAAAATCAGCCAGAACCAGCCTGAGTTACATCTAGTCTGCGTTCTGGTAACGATAGTGCTCTGCTGCTAGGGCTCGTACCTGAGCGATGGATCCTGTGCCGATAGCAACTGAGGCACTAGTGGCATTTGGGGCAAAGGTAAGCTGGTGAATCTCGCCCTGTAGAGGAGAGTGCTTGTAAATAGCTAGATTCCTGGTGCCTGCGGGCAACGGCATCCTAGCAGTATTTACGCCTTGGTTGAAAATCCATTTCATAATAGCCATGATAGCCTCTTGGGATAAAGTGTAAGTCCAAAATAAGAATAACAGGTAAGATCAGTAACTACAAATTACTGGACTGCTCAATATACTTAAAGGTTCTGCCACCGGCTGACTTGCGTTTACCGGCTAATACTTTCCATATATTTTGGTACGCGATGCCGAGTTTTTCTCCAGCCTCATGAATATTCTTATAGACAGCACCAGTGTTGTCTATGAAATCTTTGCCGCCGTTTGCAATTGCTAGATTCAGCCTGTGCTCTTGTGTCTTTGGAATGTCTTTCTTAGCTAAACCCATCTTGAGTCTGGTTTCTGCACTTCTGATGGCTCCAGAACAGCCCGGACCACCACTAGCTTTATTCAATATTCTGGCACCTTTGCTTCGATACATATCTATCAGCCTAGTTTCCTCGGCATAAGCTGCATCCGAATCTAGGTGCTCAGATTCTAGTAGGATCTTAGGTCTTAGCCCTTGCTCTGACAATTCACGAATCCAGTCAAAACAACTGACATTGGTCAACCCTTGTTTTGCCCTAGAAATATGAGTAGAGAGTCTCTGACTCAAGGAGCCTTTTGTACAGCCTATGTAGCGTACTTCGTGGGTCAGGGGTTCAAGCAAACTATACACAAATGGCATGGTAGCCTCCGGTTAGAGGACTACCATGCCACAGTGTGCGGATTATGTCAAATAGAATTTGCCTTAAGCAGCCTTTTTGCCATAGTCTAGGATCTGTACGAACAAGTCGGTTGCGCTGACAGCAACGCCTACGCGGATTACGCGCTTGCCTGCGCCCGGGGGAGAGGTAGCGATACCACCGCCAGTGGCTAGGTAGTAAGGCTGACCTGCGGTAGCGCCAGAGAGAACGCCAGCGAGAGGTCCGCTGGATACGATCTCTACTGGGTTGGTGGCTGCTACGTTGGCGAGTGCTAGACCGATGCAGCGTGAGTGAGCGTCGGAATCGGTATCTGCCTTGGCGACAGTGCTGTTGGCTGATACGTATACAGGATCGCCAGCGGATACGCCGCCAGTTCCTGCGGTGACGGAGTTCTCTACCCTGTTGGCATAGATAGCTGACTGAGCGTTGGTTGCGGCTAGCTGACCAGAACCGTTGAAGGTAATGGTGGTGTTATCTACCTCTACGAACAAGCCGCTTGAGTCCTTAGCCATACCACGGGTGTTGTCTGGCTTGGCTTCTAGCTTGTTAGCGGTGATCTGTAGACCGGGATTGGTGTTTAGGTTTACAGAGAAGGTATTACCGACTAGCTGAATACCACCAGATCCTAGGTAGGTGCCTGCGCCTGAGAACTGGATGAAGGTATCTGCATTGGTGCCAACTACGTCGTTAGGATTGTCAACGTTGGCAACCCAACCAGTGGATCCGTAAGTAGTTCCACCAGCGTGGACGAATACGAAGGTACCGGCTGCATGATAACCAACTGCCATGTCGGCAGCGCGGGTCCAGGATCCAGAGTGTACAACGTAGATGCCGTTGTCTACTGGGTTGGTCTGACCGTTCAATAGAACGCGCTGACCGTCAGTGTCTAGGGCGATGCCGTCTACGGTGGTGGTTAGACCAGATAGGGTGGTGATGTTAGAGGCTGCTAGGGCGTCTACTGGGGTGTGGATGTTTAGACCCTGAGCTACCGAGTCAACGTATGACTTGGAAGCGGCTTCGGTTGCGCCAGCAGGGGTTAGGGGTAGACCGGTGATTGTTCCACCGCCGGATAGAGTCAAGCTCTTTCCGCTGGCGAGTGAAGTTCCACCTAGGATGATGCTATCGCCTAGGGTTACGCCGCTCTGTCCGAAGATTAGCGCGTCACCGGCAACAGTAGCAGCAGCTACATTGGTAACTTTGTAGGTTGTAGTTCCGCCATCGGGGGACATGTCGATGGCACCGCTCATCGTTAGTCCACCGAGGTCTAGCGAGTCAGTCGGCTGTGCTTCTTGGTAATAGCCTTCAGAACTCATGAAAAGAAATTTACGTAGGGCCATAATCTATCCTTTTGGGCAGACAATGGAGTCTGCTGGGTGGGGGGAATCGTTAATTAAAGTGTAGCCTACGATTCTATTTTATGCAAAATCCCGGTCTCATCATCGAATCCATAATCTTTCAATTCTATGTTGAGCTTTTTCTCTATGTCCTTTTTAAGCTCGAAATATTTAGCTTCCATTAGGTGCAATTGCTTGGCAGACTCATAAACGGCTACTTGGGACTTGGCAATAACCCCCTCTTTATCCAGATCCTTGATAAGCTGAGTTAGTTTCATCTGTTCCATGGTTAGCTGATTCTTAGAAGCCCTAACTTCAGCCTCTAATCTACAGAAATTAAGTCTAGTGTCGCTATCAAGCTGAAGTTCTTTCTGAACCTTCTCGGCTTTCTTCTGCTTTGGCTTCAGATGCTTGTTATTATTGATCTTTTTTGTCATAAATTATCCTATTAATCGGGTTATGGTGGGGCTCGGATTGATCAGAAACTTTGAAATATCTAATGCTACTCCCACGGGTTGTACCAAGAGCGACCTTCCTATTTGCGGTGTCGGTCTAGATACTGTAATACTACCATCTGTACCTACAAAGTAAATCTTTCCAGGTACTAATCCTGAATACACGTTTGTAACAACAGAGCCTACTTGCACTTCACAATCCGTATCTGATGATTTGGAAATAATACAACCGACTGCTGGCATTTTCGAGTTATTAGTAGGATCTGCTCTAGATACGATCATCCCTGACCCTGCAATATACACCAGATCCCCAACATTATCCAGTGATGTACACGTTGCCCCAAGAATAACCGCCCCACCATTACTTTGAGGTCCGGCGGGTCCTGTATGTCCTTGTGGTCCTTGCGGTCCTTCGGGACCTTGGGGTCCTTGTGGACCTGTAGCTCCTGCTGGACCTTGTGGACCTGGACGCGATATGATGGGTTGAAGGATCAACGGGCCCTCTAATCGAATCTATGTTCCAGTTAGGTAAGCCCTCTTAGGATAATATAATTATACATGGTTGTACAGGCTGGAGTTTTTACCAGTCTAGACAAAATTCAGGTACTACCATGATACCAGCCACGAGGCTATATATCCTACGGGACTACCAAGCCGGGCTAGTTTATAACACTATACGTTATCTTCGGATTCTCGGCTACCGATGTCCCGATAGTATTTGAAGATATCGTGTACCACGGCTGCGGATTATATGGTTGTGTATATGGTGGAATGACCCAAATAGGTTGATAAGGTACATAATAAGGCACAGCCTGTTTTGATGTTCCCATGAGGCTCAGAGCTTTACTAATTTCTTCTGGTGTACCTTCTAACTTGGTACCATCAGGTAATGTGGCAGTCATTAGATCTTACCTCCAACAGTATGAGTAGTGTCCTTGTAAGCCAACTCCTTAAATCTTTTCAAATTAACACCATACGCTTCTGGAAGTGGAGCCTTCATCGCCTCCTCTGATTCTTCCTTTTTTAGATATCGTGAATCTAAGAAATCTAGTCCGATTGTTTTATTTTCCGTACTTAGTTGATCGAACATAGCCTTATTGGCTACCATAAGCCTATCATCTGATTCATTTTTTCTGATATTCTGAGCCCTAACTAGCGCATCTATTTTTTGCATCAAATCGTTGGCTTGATTACGGATCTCCTCTGTTATTCCGAACTGCCCCATATAATTATCGGTGGCAATGGCTACTATGGCGGATTTTGTATACAGGTTATGGAGTGCTTCTGCGTTTTTTGTATCAATCCAATACTGCTCCCGCAGATCTTCCAATTTTGCACCGGTAACAGGTCCGATTTCTTTTTCTAACCTCTCAATGAAATCAGCCCTCTGTTTATCAACAATAGATTTCAAAGCCCCTATGTCTATTTCTGACATACTAGCCCCTCTTACCCTTGTGAGGCTTCTCAAGCTTCTCTACGGGGGCTTCCTGAACCACTGTGGGCTTGCTGACGGGCATCTGTTCAGTTAGTAGCGGGGCTACCGGGACAGGCATCTGCTCCCTAATCTGAGGTTCCGGAAAGTCGGCAACCATTGGCATGAAAGAAGGATTATTGACTAGAGTATTGTCATCGATCCACTCGCCAGGCATTACGCGGCGACCCTTATAGGCAAGAATCGAAATACCGGGACGTAAAGTATAGACTGTCTTTTTCATTTTTGAAATCTCCGTAGGATAAAATCTAAAGCTGATTGTAGCATGGTTGCTGGTGGGGTCAACAAAGATCTTGACTCTGGCTTGCTATCTGGTCTATGGTTCTTCCTGCGAAGTACACAAAGGAGAAAGAGATGACAAACGAGAACCAGAAGATCGAGATCCGGCACTTCCCTGAGCAGCGTCTTACTTTTGCATATAAGCTTGAGGGGCAGAAGGTGATTGTGGCTTACTCTAGGGCTAATCCTCACGATCAGTGGAGCCGAGCCCGTGGGCGGCTGATTGCCCAGAATCGACTTGGCTGCCAGAAGCCCGGAATTCGTCACCGGCTTGTGGTCAGCAGCGGCGCACCTGAGAAGTCACCGAAGGAAGACCAGACCACTTGGGATAAGTTTCTCCTGAGCATCTTTCAGGTCGATCAGACCCCTGATCTCGGCACTGGTTGCTAGAGCTAGACAGCATCGGCGGGACGAGAAACCACCCTCAGGGGTGGTTTTTTAGTTTTATGATAAAATAATTGAAACTGCTGACGGGGTATTTATGTCCTGGATTGATGCTTATATGTTAAATGAGACTATGCACTCTGATGTTCCGATTATGCCTCAGGGATCGCAACGTCTGAATAAACCTAGAGCGATAGACCAAGTACCTGTGGATCAAAAAGACAAAGAACGAAGGGCTATCATGAAATCGGCTGCCTTGAGATCTACCGGGATTCGCAAGCCTTGGCGAGAATTGGTAGCACAAGAAAGCGAGAAGCACCCAATAAATAAATACAGAATAGTTGAAAGTGATGAAGATCTTGTCATCGCTGGAAATAAGACTGGGCGTGTCCCGGGTAGTATGATGACCCCGCGCAGAAGCCGCCACCTAAACAATATGTCCCAAGATTGGGCAGACTGGTGGGTAGACCAGAAGGTCACTCCTGAGAGATTAAAAATGGTTCTTGCTAGGCGTGCAGCTAAGAAAGCGGTGGCTAAGAAGTAAATTAGCCAGCCATTACCTCGTTACCTATCTGGGTCCCACGGGGTAGTTTTTCCCATAAATAATCAAGCCAATCGCCCACCATGGGATCCTCTGGGAACTCGTGGTCATAACTCATAATTTCACTATTGAGCCCAAGATTAATCATTCTTTGTTCCTCCAGAAACTCCATATAGAGATACTGGGCTGACTCGCTACAGGGTGGGTGCATCAGAAGTCCACCACGAAAATATGTTCTTGACGCCCCTTGCCACTGGCTTTTTTACCAAAAGTAGATGTTTCCCAAAATAGCTCCTCTCGGATCTTCATGCCTTTATTTTGGATTAAGGATCTTAGATCGTTTGGAAACTCTACCTTGTCGTTATTTAACCTAAAAGTACTAACGCAGATAGCTAGAGTCTTTGTAGAGGCTTGGGCTTTATCCAGCAGCTTGCCCATCCAACCTTGAAGCCAGGCTCCGTAGGTTTCATAAGACTTGGCAGAAGCTTCGGAAGCTTCACCATAGACCTCTCTATTATAATAAGGTGGGCATGTCATCAGTAAGTCGCTTTTTGGAAATGGGTCATCTGACTCTAGGGCTTTGATCTCCAGCGTGGCGCGATCTGTACCTAGGTTAGCGCACATTTTCTTACCAGCCTCTATCGTGAGCGGCTCTATATCGTGACCTATATAATGAACATTCTTATTACTGGCTAGACTTCCTAGTAATCTACCACCATAGCCAGAACAGGGGTCAAATACGGTGCCACCCTGAGGGCAATACCGGTCTACCAGCCATCGGGCTAGCACAGGGGCGAAGTTGGTTGGGGTCTTGTGTTTTGCTGATAGTGCCTTTATAACTCTCTTGGGTCTGATAGGATCGCGGTGATCTAGTTGGTATTTGAGTGCGGATCTTAGTGATTTTGGATCTGCGTAGGCTTCTCTTATCGACATACCCTCTAAATATTTAGCATCAAATCTATGCCTATAAAAAGAAGTACACAGTGGTTGTCCTGACCAACCTACATTAGAAATAGTATGAGTAATTTGGTTAAAGGTAAGTTTACCTTGTGTTACCGAGGATAGATCTGATGGTGGGTTTTCAAATATGTACTCTGGAAACTTGCGAGTAGAGAATATACCCTCTAGTACATCCAAGGCTTCTGATTTATAAGAGTCCGAATAATCATGCCAGCACTCTACTGGAAAATCTGCCAACTGTTGTAAAATTGCAGGACTCCAATCGCGAACCCCCCCTCTGTAGTCTCTCCTGTAGCACTTTTGACATTTATTAAAGGCGTAAATAAGCTCTACACCGCATTCACACGGAGGTGGATTGGATCCGTTGAACTTGCGATGATATGCACAAAAATCTTCCCCACGCTTACATAATGCCCCACAAGTCTTACAAGAATTATTACTACTCTGAAACCAAGAATAAAACGTATTGAAAATATTGTACTTTCTGTCGCACCTAATATGCTGTGGTGCATCTTTGTATACCTTCTCTCCAAATATAACTGCTCCAGGTCCAGTAATTGTAGCCTTCATGTACTTGTAGCCTTTGTATGGTCCTGAAGTCATGGTTCCGTCTTTAAGCTTAAGTTCTGGAAAGTTGGACACCAATCCTTCAACTAGTTTATATCCTTTATTGAAAAAAGTTACGGCTAGTTTTCCTGCTCGGGTATCAGTTGGCCGGATATGCGTTAAATTACCATCAGTGTCCCATAGTCCCCTAACAAAATGAGAGTACAGATCTGCTGGAAGGTCGGAGGGCCACTCAAGTTTGTCATCCTTCCTACCGTTCATTCCGTATTTATCTGAGAGCCATTTGGCATATCTGGGATCGTAAATATTAGCGTCCCAGCATTTTCCAGAATACCTCTTGGTTATTTTGTCTACCGAGCCCCCACCGAGAATAATCCACTTAGCGACCAGATCATAGTCACCACTAGTTAGGGTAGTAGATATGTGAGTATCATTGTGCCTGGAGTAGCCGTCGCCAAAAGTTACACCCAGCCACCAAGCTAGTTCAGGGGACCATGTATTTAAATCCATTCAATATACTCTTTTCCGGACACACGAGAGTGTCATAAAAGAAGAGTACAACAGAGCATACTAGTTGTCAAGTATACCCTTGTCATATGACGCCAAAAGCGTCATGCTGCACGGGTAGACGTAGCTACATTTTTAATTCTATAAATTTCTCAGTTTGTCATGCGCTACGAGTACACACAAAAGACAGAGGGGCTGCCCTTTCGGACAGCCCCTCTGAAATACTGGGTTTCTGGCTAGTTGTTAAAGATTCGAGACCGCAATGCTTCCGTAGAATTCTGAACGGAGAAGTTTCTTGGCATAGCGAGTACGGAGACCCTTCCTCATTGTCATATCAGCTGGATCGAGGAACGTAGGAGTGACCTGAAGCGGGACATAAGGAGCCCATGCATATCCGGCGTTCAGATATCCATCGCCCTTTAGACCGACTAGCATCTGGTTACGGGTGAAGTATGGATCCTCATATACGGTCCACTTGCCCATGAGGGTTCCGACCTTGTATACGCCGAACTGTCCCTGACGGCTTAGGGGGCGGGGAACGTCGCGGCTTCCGTATGGGGTGCCAGTGTCAGAGCTAAAGATGGTATTGAAATCACCATGAGTAGTTAACTGAGCAAACAGGGCGCTGACTTCCGGAGAAGTAACGATGAAGTTTGCAGGGCTACGGAGGGTCTTCTTGTGAATGAGGTTTGATACGGTGCTGATCTGGGTAATCAGTGAGCGGATGTGATCGTGCTCAGAGATTGCGGCAGGAGGGGTCCTGTCCCAAGAAGCGGTGGTTCCGGTGCTGTTCTTGAAGAGGTCCTGGATGATTTCACGGTCGATCTCTAGCGCGATTTCCTGGGCGATAGTGGCGACCATTTCTGCTTCGGCGTCTACGCCGTGTAGAGCGCGTAGATCTTCAGCAGCTTCGCTGGACCATAGCGCCTTGAGGCGGCGAGGAATTGCCTGAACAGGTAGCTGGCGAACGTTTAGGCTGATCTGTGGGATCGAGCTATTGGCTTCACCGTTGTAGAAGTAGTAAGCCAAAACCTGATTACCTGCGCCAACTGCGTTCTCAAACTTGAAACCGGTTAGGGTTCCGTCGTTGAGGCTCAGTGATCCGGCTGCATTGGTGATTGCACCAGTGCTGAAGGTGAAGGATCCGCCGCCAGCGTTCATAGTGGCGCTCTGAACTACTGCGCCAGTGCTCTGGGCTACTTCGGAGATAACTACGGAGTAGCTGTTAACGGAGTCTACGTCACGAACTGGAGCCCAAGCTAGCTTAACGGTGCTGATTGCTGCGCCGACGCCGCCGTACTTGCCGCTGCCGCCTGTGACTAGAGGCTCGCCGTTGATGAACTCGGCTGAGTAATTCTGGTCAAACTGGTCAGGGAAGGTTGCGTTAGGGTTAGTTCCAGAGGAGTTATAACCAGGAGTTGCGCCTACTGCTGCGCCATTTGCGCCCGGGGTATAACCGGTCTGACCCTTGGAGCTAGCGTAAACGTAGTCTAGGAAGAATACAGCGCCAGTTGGGGCAGTCATCGGCTGAACGGATACGATCTCGTTAGCGATGAGGTTTGGGAATACCCTGCGGAGGATTGGGAAGATGAACTTGGTGAAAGTACCTACGTTAGCCTGACGGGTGTCCTCGTCCATGCTCTGTAGCCACTCTGACTGATTCTCCATCAGGATTGCGGTGCAGCCGCGTAGATAACGGTCTGACTCGCTGCGACCAGGAACGCCCTCTAGGAACTCTCCCCACTTTGAGGAGAGCGCGCCCATGTAGGACTCGTCCATGATTGTCTTGCGGGATTCTATTCCAGCCTTTTCGGCTAGCATTCTTGCTGAAGGTGCCATAATCTTTATTGTCCTTTTGTTGTCCGTAAAATACGGGTCTGGGGATTTACTTGCTGCCCTCTGGGTGCCCCTCCCGGGGTCCATCGGGGTAACTCGATAACAATGCGGATTTTGGAGTATTTGTTGGTTTTTGTCAAATTATTTTGGAAATTACTCATGGAGACTTGATAACAACGGCATCTTCCCACCCCAAGACCTCTACAGAGTCGGTAGGTATATCCCGTCCTATTTTGTTAGCTTCGAGGTAATAATCTAACGGACGCGCCCTCTCGCCAACATTAACAGCACGATAACCCCACTTAACATCTACGTCCGATTCTTCGCTTGGATATAGATCTTCTTCTTGGTAGTTATTGCTCTTTATACCTGGTTCTTCTGCTTCCATTCCACCGAGGTACTCTACGATATTTCTAGGACCCTTTGGACCTTGAACACCACCACCACAATCATCTACAGGTACCCCTATATCATATTTTTGTTCACCTTCTTGCGGGGCTCCGTATTCGTCCGAAGGTGCGGTGTACTCATCTGTAGAAGAATCTATACCGTAAAGTGATGTACCGCCGATACCTTCGTCCATTGGTTTGGCAGAGTACTCGGAATCGGAGTACTTATTTGCACTGCGAAGTAATGACTTGCAGGCATCCGAAGGTTTAGCTGTTAATAGGCGATCATCATAGGATACTAACATGTTTGCAGGTACGTATTCATAATCACAATAATCTATAGGACCTTTGACATCTCTCTCTTTACACGGACCACCTGGCATCCAAAGACGTTCACTTTCAACATCTGGTGGATCTATAGGTCCTTTTTGTGCAGCCCTAGTAGGTCTAACTTCTACTTCGTAATTATCCAGAGATGTTACATAATTAGGGTCATCTGACACCCGATTCATATTAACGCCAGCATTCTCTGTATTTGAGATAAACGAACCCCGTAGAGATATCACAAATCCATAGAATGTGGTCCTAGTCGGTGCGTACACCTGTAAAACTGGGAGAGGTGCTTCGGATGGACCTTCATTAATAGTGTCACCGTCGAATATATAAGTTCCCCATCCGGTTCCAACTTGATTTGTTTTAGAGATCGTTGACCCGGATCCATTAATTACTTGAAGGACATCATTGTATGTATAGGGTATCGTAGGTCCATTCCCGCTCAGTACATTTCTTGTATAAGGCATGAGCCCAGGCAAGATGTGTGTCTTAGGATCTGGATCTTTAGTAGTAGATGGATAAAAGCCGGAACCGCCGCCGTTTAGATTGTACCCTGTGATTGCAATCATCCTCTCATGAGGTCCCTTTGGTGAGGGTGATGGTAATTGATAACTCAGTGTTTGGAGGGGTACAAGCTTTGGATAATATATGTATATAGGGTATTGCTGTTCACCCGGGACATAAGGTGTAGATCCGTCGTAAGTTTGACCACCATAACCAGAAGTGGGACCCTTCTTCGTATCAGACATGCTTGGTCCTATATCAGTAATAGGATCAGCATAAGCTACATCGACACCTCTATAAGCAGTAATGGATCCCATAACTACATGGTTCTGGACTGAAGGTATTATGACAGGTGGCTCTGCGCCTGTCGTTATCTTCCAGAAGGCGTGCATTGGACCGCAGACTGGTAAGACGGTCCAATCACTATGGAATACTATACCCTTGGGTGGGTTTGCGGCTGCATTAGCAATAGCAACAGTTGCGGCATGAGCTAGATTCTGGTCATCTGGAGCGGCTGCGGCTGCGGCAATGGCTGTTGTTGCTCTGGCTGCGGCAATAACGGAAGGATCTAAGGCTGTGGCAGTAGCCCTATCTGCTGCTCGGAATGCAGCAGTTGCGGCAGAGTCTGCATACCCAGCAGAAGTTTTTGCGGTTGTAACGAGGTTTGAGTCTTCCGTTGTGAAAACCACAAGTCCTGCATTACCCGAGGCTGTAGCTGTAGCGTCGGCGGCAGTTGCGGTGGCTGTAGCTGTAGCGTCGGCGGCAGTTGCAGCGGCAGTTGGTGTCGTGGCTGCGGCAGTTGCAATTGCAGCAGCATCAGCGGCATCAGCAGCAGTTGTTGCGGCAGCGGCAGCGGCGAGAGCTATGTCGGCGGCTGTGGAGGCTCTGGAGGCATGAGCGATAACAGCAGCAGGATCTGCGGCTGCGGCTGTAGATATAGCATTCAGGACTGCTTGGCTATTAATAAACCCAGCGGTTGCGATTGGCGTAGTCACGCTAGCAGCATCGGAAGTTGCTATTTCGGCAGCATCGGCAGCCAGAGAAGCATTGGTAATCGCAACAGCATCATCTGCGGCGTCAGAAGCGTAAGTGGATGCAGCAATCGCTGCGGCGTTTACTGCATTAGAGGCTGCGACTATGTGAATATTTAATGGAGAAGCTACTGCTATGGAAGCAACAGCATCTGAAGCACTAGAGGCATTATTGGCAATTGTAGTGGCTGCGTCTGCGCGGCTCGATGCAGGGATAATGGCAGTTACAAAGGCTGCATGATTTTGTGCTGCGGCAGTTGCGGCGACGACGGTGGCACTAGCAGCAGCACTAGCAGCGGATGCGGCAGCGTTAGCTAGATCCTGATCATAAGGAGAAGCCGCAGCGTCGTTTATGGCTATGGTGGCTATCGAAGCTGCGGCTTCAGCAGCCCCGGCGGCAGTTAATGCATTTGCTGCTGCGAGACTTCTGGTATTGGCAGCCACTGCGGCGGTTGAGGTTGAGGTTGCAGCAGTTCGGGCAGCAGAGTTTGCGGCAATGAGATTTGCATTACCCAAGGCAGCAGCTACCATTGCAGCGGCGGCATTGATTAAAGAGTTTGATGCGTTTGATGCCGAGGTGGCAGCAATCGTGGCTATGTTGGCTGCGGCGGCGGCGGCATTAGCGGCAGTTGCAGCGGCATTACGGGCGTTAGAGATTGCAATGGCTGCGTCACTGGTGGCTGAAATTGCAGCAGCTATGGTGTCAAGTACATATGCGGAGGCTGCGGCGGCAGTAGCCTCTGCGGCTCGTAAGGCAGCGCCAGGATCTACAGCCTCTAAGGCGGCGGCGGCAGCCACGATGGCGGCGGCGGCATTAGCGGCAGCAGTAGCTGCATTAGCTGCTGTTCTGGCGGCAGTTGCGGCAGTTGCGGCAGCGTTGGTGGCAGCCCGCATTGCAGCACCAGCAGGATCGGCTGCATCTGTGGCTACAGATGATGCTATGGCAGAAGTCGTTGCAGCCTTGGATGCGGCAGCAGCGGTGGATACAGCAATTGCTGCAAGGTTTACGTCACTAGGGGCTGCGGCTGCGGCTGCGGCTGCGGCGACAGCAACATCATTTGCTGCGGTAGCTGCTGCTACGGCTACTGCGGCATTAGCGGCATATGCTGATGCAGGAGGAACGTCTGAGGCATGAACTGTGGCTAATAGAAAATCTCTCGGTAGTATTGCTGCCCATGGTGTAATGCTTAGATTGGGTGTTCTTCCGTTATTTAATGCAGGCTTTGATATGACTGCTGGGGGTCCATTTCCGACGAAGAATGGAGCCACGTTGGTTGTTATGGACTCTGATTTATCACTATTAACTGAAATATGACAGTCGCATTTATCCTTCGGGGCGGATATCTTATCTTCTTTTTGACCTAATAGTAGGAACTGTACGGTAGTGAATTTGTAATCCAGGTCTATGACATCACCCTGATCTGACTCAACCAGTACATACTTACCAGCCCTAGAGTCGTCTGATGGGGTCACATCACACATATCAGACTCTTCCGCATATTTATAGGGATCTATCAAGAACATTTCGTCATGGAATAACGGCTGATCCTGTAGGGTTATTGTCTCTTCTAGGGCTCTATTATATACATAGCCACCATGACCGCTCTTATAATCGAAGGTATAGTCATCAAAAGCTATGACATTTTTTTCTTCATTTATCTCACCAGTAGTGATAATTGCTGCGGTCGAAACATTGGTCCAGTACCCAGGTATGGCAATGAAATTAAATAACGCATTTACACAACCACCACCAGTCGGAGAAGAGGTACCTGACAAGATGGAACCAGCCTGTGGTTGGTAACCCTCCCATATTTCTACGTTTACGCCGACTCCGAGATTAAAAAGATTGACACCTGAGACTGGGAAGTACAAAGGATCGGCTACGGAAATGAGTGGACCATAATCTCCCAAGGTAGAAGTAATACCGATGTATATTGGTTCTGTGCTATCTATACTGGACGTAAATGATAGTGTACTGCCATCGCCCATCTGGAACTGCTCGATTGGCGGGTTTTCAGGATTACAATCTCGGAAAGCATATATCTGGGCAAATGTGCCTACATCGTTAACTTCTATGGGGAGTGGTGACTCTAGCCCAGTTGCACGTTTCCAATAAATATCTGCATAACTGAAGGCACCGTCGCCCCAATCTAATAGTTGTCTAGTACCCAGTTTTGTATACCCGGCAGCATCTATGCTGCTGTTATAATGAATAAATACAAGGATCAGTACATCACCCTTTAACATTTCTGGTGGAAGTGTTACTGTCGTTCTATTTACAGAACTTATACCTGAGCTAGCAAGCCATGGTTGTGAGGCAGGTACCCAGAACTGAATAGGATCTTTGGTGTCCTGCCAGGCAGAATTATAATCAAGCTCCTCGCCATACACGAGAGAACCGATCTTCTCACTGGTCCCTTCAGCCGATGCAGTGGCATAATCTTCTTGATTTACACCCCAAATAATGCCTGCTTTTTGGTCCTCATAGCATATAGGTCCGTCATCCTTGAAGCCTATTACATAACTTATATTATTAGCCCATTTGTCCAGGGGTCCTTCTAGATTTTTTTCAAATCCTGTAGTGCCATAGTATCTAAAGGACGTTTCAGAGTCTGTAAATATTGTATCGTTATCATCATGTTGTTCTGCAAAATACCCAAAACCAGCATCATTACCATCTTGCAATATAGGTTGTGTCTCAGAGTCTATATACTCAGCCATCACATGATGCCCACCTATATAACCATCCGCAGGGCCTGATACGTATTCTTTTATCTTATCGTTGTAAGGTAGAGCTGTAAGGCAACCATCGCTAAGGGTTGGGGCTTCAGCCCCCTTAGCCTTAGCCCCGATACTATACCTACAATCACATGCATCGTCTGGGTGTGGGTATTCTTCTTGGTTGCGACGATAAATACCGTAGTGAAGCCCGGAGATATACTCCCACTCTATCCCATCCTGGGGTTCTGGCATTTGCTCTAAGAATGAAACACTGATTTTTAACTTGAGATCGTTATATTCTAAAGGTGAGAGTAGGTCGTCCTCCTGTTCTGAAAACACATGAAGACCGGCGTTGACCTTATCAAATGTTGTGGGACTTTCCTGTATCTCTTTATTGACGATCTTAGCTGCATCGAATAGGTTATCTTTTGGTGTCGAGTACTCTTCTTGTTTTACCTTTAGTGACTTTATTCCATCACAGGCATCTTCAGGTACTGCTAATTGGTCGTCTATGTAGGTGTTATTTCCAAGCTTGAAACCACCTTTGTAATTATCATATGGTGTTACGTATTCTTCTCTTTCGCCAAATGGATTATTACTCTTGGCATATTTATCTACTGTCGGTCCTGTTAGTGTTAGGGTGTCTACCTCTAATTTGGGTCTTAGATTATTACCAGAATCGAACGGATCTTGTGATGTTGTTTGGTAATCCAGATACCCATTGTTGTGTAGAGTACCGTATAACAGATATATGCTGTTGGAAGGGTCGCTATCCGGACCTGTGCCTACTATATTGCTAGCACTTACAGTGAACGTATTTGTATACAGAGTGGGAGGTGCAGAGTATGGAATATTTGAAATAACAGCAGTCTTGGCAGCCAGGTTCACCACGGTAGTACTGCCCGGTATGGCTGGTGAAGGTGCTACGTTGTAGCCAGTGATCGCCACACCTCCGGTATCCACAGGGGCAGTCCAGCTTAGATTTATCGTTACCCCTGCACCTATTCCGGATGTTGAGGCTACTACACCAGTTGAGGCTCCCGGTACTGTCTGAATACCATCCTGGATAGAGTTTGAATTCGCCCCAAGTCCTGTACCATATGCATTACCAGCCCGTACCGTAAATATGTATGTTTGCCCTCTAGCTAATTTACTGACTACCGCTGTAGTACCTGTTATTGATATAGTAGAACCAGGTGCAGCAGGAGAGGGTGTGACTGTATATCCGGTGATAGCCGATCCTCCTGTACTGGAGGGTGCTAGCCAAGACAGGTTTATGGGGTAATTGCCATTTGCATCTATAGTACCCAGTGAGGCTACTATGGTTCTTGGCGCGCTAGGCGGTGTAAATACTGTTACTGAGTTGGTTGCCCTTGTAGATGTATCAGCTATACCACCACCAGGCGTTGGACCTACCTGAAATGAATAAGTGCCAGCCCCTACCCCTGTAAATGTATAACTTCTACTGCCTCCAGGAACTGAATTGTAAATACTTCCACTGATCGTCCAACTATAAGGATAATATGGGCACGACCAGCTAACTGTTATGTTGGTACCTGACACAGAGGCGCTCGCGCTAGTAACGACTGTCATATTATCTCCGAACCTTATTGACGTTAGTTATCTGTAGGATATAGTCCCACCCGTCAGTCATATTAGGGATAATTGTAAAAGTCTTTTTCACGTTAGTTCCTATAAAATCTGGTCTAGTATACCTTAGATAATTATAACAGGTCCTCTATATAGCGACCTGCGAGTTCCGGTTGGGTCTGTTATGCCTAAGTCTAGTGTATAGGCACCCTTCTGTAGATTTGTAAGTATGTATGCAGGCATCGAAATCATCATGGAGTGGTGTTCAGCGTCGATGACATTTACATTCAAGTCTGTGATATTTACTAGACCTGAAGGTGTGGTCAGGATAGCGTCAACTACAGAACCTAGTCCAGCCATATCAAGATATTGATCTATATCTATCATAAATCTTAGACCTAAGCTATCGTATTTCTTATACATTAGTCTCTTGTTGGACGGTAGGGTTGAGATTCCATCGAAGCCACAGAATATATAGAAATAAGTGTAGTTATTGTTATCTTGCGTTGCATCGGAGATGTAGCTTATATCATCCTCGTGACGTTGACGACTTATTATCTTGTTGGTCATGGAAGACACTGAACTCATGTCGATATTTAATAAAATACCTGTACCCATAAGTGTGTTTACGTTACCAGTAGAGATATCGTTTCCAGAGATGCTAGCTACGACAGATAGGTCCTCGCTGAATATCGAAGATGATTGCATATTTACAGCTATGTGGGCTACTCCAAGCTTGCCTTCGCTCTCGTCAGACCCGTCAAAGTATTCAGACCCAAATACATTGTGAGATACGCCGCTGTGCTGACCTTCGCTTGGGTCGAGGACTTCAACAGAGTGGTTCACCGTAGAGACTGTTGAGCCCTGAGAGTCATCCGGGGTTATGTACTCGACCTGTGTACCAGGTGCCATTCCGAATATACCCGACTCTTCGTAAGCTACTGGGCTGTCGATATATCCTGCGACCATGCGGGCGCGTTGAGTCATCAAGTCAGTCGGGACGCTGCGCTCGCTTGAGGTTCTACCGAACGCAATTCCAACCACATACCTATCAGATGCGACAGCGGATTCAGATAAACGAGAAGCGATACGCTCTATTACGTCATTACCATCAGTTGAGATGCAGGATTCTGAAATTCTTGGGTTTATGACCACACCGGCTATAGACCCGTCCGAAGCGTTGACACTTTCTGTACTGTTATTTCCGTTTTGGCTAGATTGATTCTGTGAATCAGAGGGGGTCAGGGACTCAAGCTCTGTGGCTCCGAGAGGCTGGATCGAGTCGCAGTCGTCGTAAGAGAATACTTGGTCTGATATGTCTCGATCAAACATCGACCCGGCATCGAATAGAGATAGTGTTATGCTTCCGGTCTTGTAACCATTTCTGAACACCATGGTTGTTTCTTCAGAATCAACCGATATCTGGGAAGCCTGATAACCAGTTCCAAGATCTAGCGACATCGTGCAATCATCAGAGCCTATGCAGGTTTCAGATTCTTCGCTGAAGCTGTCTAGAGATAAAGTCTGGTCGTCTGCTGCGTCAAGGGACTCTGAGTGGGTCAGGACTCCGGAGTAAGCACTCAGGTAAGAATCGTCGGCTACCTGGTCGTCTGACTCGACACTGGTGATAGAAGGTGCTGCGTCTGATATATCGCTAGGCTCAGAGAACTCGCTGATATTCTCCGCAATAGGTATTGCCCCGATTTCAGTATCAGATCCTTGAGCTTGCTCTTGTTCTTCTACTGATAGGTTTAGTCCTAGTTCGTTGACATCTAGGGCTCTGGGGCTTTCAGAATCAGAGCAAGATACGTTTAGACCTAGGTCTGAATCGTCAGCCGATGACCCGGAGTCTACATAATATACAGGTGTTCTTATGGTGCAATTCTGCTCATCGACAGCTTCAGTGTACTCGGCTTCGTCGTGGGTTCTTGAAATACCGGAGTATTCGTAATCTACACCTTCGGGGGCATCTGATGTCTGTGCTGATATGCTGTATAGGCAATCTTGCTCCTCGCTTGAAGCGGAGGAATCACTTATAACAGCAGAGAAGCTCTCTGTCTTGTCTGACTCATCTTCAGCGGCAGAGATATTTTCGTATTGCTCTAGTACTAATCCTAGCGCACAATCGGACTCATCGCTTGGACTTGAGGACTCGTCTACGGATACCTGTATGCTGAAATTAGAATTCTGCTCATCAGAACCTTCTGAATAGTCTACAGCCTGTGTTACGAAGATACCTGAACTATCTTGTGCCTCGGAGCCTTCTAGAGAGTCTATTTCAGATACACCTGGGTTGAGCCCTAGATCGGAATTGTCATAAGTAGTGTTGTAATCCTCTTCATCTAGCGCAGGCTGCATTAACCCGGCAGCTTCTAAATCAGATCCTAGCAGTTCATCAACTTCCTCGTTGCTTGAATCTAGAGAAGAATCATTTTCGTCGCTTGGTGTTGAGAAGTCCTTGAGGTTAGTGGTCAGATCTTCCGACTCAGACTCCAGATCCATAGGATCTGCATCTTCGGTAATATCTAGCTCAAGGATTAACGCACAATCAGATTCGTCACTCGGGTTTACAGATTCATCTAGTGATGCAGTTATATTGAAATCAGCATCTTGGTCGTCAGAACCTGCCAAGTATTCTAGGGACTCGGCTACTAGGTTCCCTATATTGTCTTGTTCGTCGGTGCTCTCTAGGGATTCTATTTCGGACGCAGCCAGATTTTCAACAGTATCGTAATTGTCGTCAGAGGTGATGTCTTCTTCAGAATCGGCAGGTTGTAGTAATCCTGCGGCAGATTCTAGGTCAGAAACCTGTAGACTATCAATCTGGTCATTATTTGAGTCTAGTGAGGAGTCACCCTGATCATCAGGAGATACATATTCGGAAGTCTCAGAGGTTATTATTGAAGTTACGTCACTTAGGTCAGATCCTATGCTGGATTCTGAAAGTTCGGTTCCTAGTACTAGACCACTATCATCTTCGTCATAGCCTAATTCGTACTCAGAGACAGAATCTGAGTAGATAGCTGATGCTTGCTCAAGATCTGAGGCTTCCCAGATATCGTAAGATTCTGCTGATTCTATATTAATCGAGTCAACTTCCTGATCGGCTGCGAGAGCCTGCTCTAATTCTTCGGTACCTACCAGCAGTGTGATATCTAATGCATCGGAAGGCTCGGCAGACTCTGACTCATCCACGGATACCATCAGTAATATACAATCCTGCTCGTCAGAACCTTGGGCGTACTCGCTCTGAGCCCCGCCTTCTATAGCCTGGGTTTCGTTTTCATACCCTGATACGGATTCTGATATATCTAGTGAGACGGCTACCTGGGCATCAGCAGACTCATACCCCAGGATGTCGTCGGATTGAGTTACCAGTAGGTAAATGACCAGATCTTGGTTATCATACCCAGAGGCTTCCTCTGATAGATCAGAAGACAGTATGTTATTAACTTCTTCTGATTCTAGAGCTTGCCCGTATTCTGATGTATCAGCAGTATAGGCGGCTTGAGCATCCTCTGACTCTGAGCCCTGTACATTCTCATCTATATCCGATGTTAGTATTACGTTAGCATTATCCTGATCAGATCCTTGAGCGTCAGAGTCCTCTTCCTCGGAGAATACGTTTAATGATAAGTCTGAGATATCCTCTGCGGCTTGTACTGATTCAGAGAGAACATATACCTGGAAAATAGACTCTTGAGAGTCACTGGACTGTAGATCACCTTCTGTTTGGTCAGATCCTACAGCCAGCGACATGTCTTCGTCATCTTGCGGCTGGGTGCTATCTAGATTATAAGCACTTAGGTTTAATCCTAGCTCTAGGGACTCGTCAGGAGCTTGTACGAATTCCATCTGAGAGTAATCAGAACCTGATAATATACCTATATCTTGATCATCAGAAGGCTGCACACTGTCTGACTCTTCTGCAACGATGTTAAGTTTATGATCTCCATCATCCTTAGGTTGAGCGGTCTCTAGGCTATTTGTAGACAATACGTAGGTATTGGATACTAGGTCAGCCAAGTCAGATATGCTGTCTGAGTATAGCCCTGAAATTAAGAGCTTAAGTTGTTCTGTTTCGCTTGGTGCAGTGTACTCGGATAGGTTCCTGCTATAGATATAGTGTCCATTTACAGGCTGGGCACCTAGATCGATTGTGCTGATCTCTGCATCGGCAGGTTGAACCTGAGATCCTGCTACTGATACGATACCCACTTGGAACGCATCTGTCTGGAAACCAGTACCGAATCCATCACCAGAAGAAGCAGAGCCCTGATAATCAGCCATAAAGGCAGATATATTTAGCCCGCGATCAAAATTATCACTAACGACTGTATACTGCTCAAGAACCGAAGCACTACCGAGCTTGATAGCAGTATCGTAGATGTCTTGAGTAATCGGGTTTTCTATCTGATCACTACCTGAATTTGCACCGTAGTGAATACCATCGGTCTGATAATCTAGTGCTGTTGCGGAATCGTTGTAATCTTCGGAACCAATGGCGATTTGTGTAGCTTCACTCTCATAAGGTGCTGCGTGCGGAGTGCCTACGTCTGTGGCACCTGAGCCTATAACTATTACTGACTCATCTGAGGCTTGATCAGAGGACTCTAGTGTCTCAGTACCTACGCCTAGCCCTATTTCCTGATTATCATCAGCCAACTGTGATTCTTCTTGGCTATTTAGTACCTGGAATCTAGAATCTTGCCCTTCTGCTGGGTTGGAGAACTCATTTATATTTGTGGTGCAATCTTCGGCGTTAACTTCATCATCGGCAGGATTTACGATGACCTCGTACTCTTCCGACATCAAACTAGTTGTCTCTATGCTGTATTCTGTTGCTTCTTCAGATTCCTCAAGGTCTAGACCTAGCAACATAGCTATGTCAGAAGATTCATTAAATTCTTGAGACTCTAGTTCTTCGGATGGTGTAACTATGGCGCTTACTTGGTCATCATGACATGTAGCGTGGTCTGAGGTGCTTGCGCTTAGGGACTCTATCGAATCAAGGGAATCTTCCGAAATTTGTGAATCTATGTAATCAGCAGTTACGGAGTTAGTAACGGATTGATCGTCTAAGGTCACCTCTTCTTCGTATAACTCTACAGGTACGATCCCTGAGGAGTCTTCGTTATCATAGGTACCTTGGGATTCTGAAGAGTATGTGCTGACACCTATGTTGCTATCTTGATTTTCATATCCTGATACGAACTCCTCTTCTTCTATCAGGGATGACAATATATAGTCTTGGGAATCGTCAGCTACCTGAACTTCAGCTATCTCTGAAGCTACATGTAATGTGCAGTCGGTCTCGTCGCTGGGTTCGACATAATCTGCCAGGCTAGACTGTAGTGTGATTTCTAGATTCTGGTCGTCAGATCCTGTGAAGTACTCTTCGATGCTCTGATCTAAGGTGTTTGCAGAATCTTGTGGGTCGAGCCATGTTAATTCTTCAAACTCCTCTGCTGTGATGCTGTATTGAGAATCCTCAGACTCGCTGCTATGCAGACGCTCTGACATGTTTGTGGTGCATGTCTCTGATTCAATCTCCTCGTCGGCAACTACACCTATATCCTCATACTCGATAGAGACTATTAAGTTGCAAGCTGACTCGTAATCTTCAGGTTCAGTAGCCTCTTGCATATCCGAGGATAGCTGTAGACCTAGGTCCTGTTGATCATCGGATTCCTGAGACTCTGATACTTCAACATGAGCAATAAGGGCGCAGTTCTGCTCGTCGGAGCCTGAGATAGTTTCAGAGGCTTCATCGTAGAAGATCTGAAGTAGTAGGTATTCCTGATCATCACTGGGTACTGGGCTTTCTGACTGTTCTGACCCGAGAGCTAGGGTCTGGTCTTGTTCTGCGGATGTCTCCTGCGATCCCTCTAGTGCCCCGTGGACCGTTTCTGAGGAGTTCTGCTCATCAACCCCCATGGCTGAGTCAGATGTGTCCAGCGACAGGCTGGCGACGGTTTCCTGACTATCCTGTCCTGACACCGATTCTGATATATCTTGAGCTATGGTGATGCTTGGATCTTGGTTGTCCTGTCCGGACACTGACTCTGACTGATCTAGCGACAGGCTATATAACTGCTCTTGGTTATCTTCTGGTTGTACTGATTCAGACTCGTCTGCTAGTAATACATTGCCTAGATCTTGGATATCCTGACCTGATACATATTCTTCTAGGTCTGACCTTATTTCAAGTAATAAGTCCTGGTCATCAGATGATGTCGCATACTCAACTACATCTAGGGTTATCTCGGTTGCAGAATCACTAAAATCCAGACCCTGAGCCTGCTCCTCTAAGCCTAGTGCGATTGAGTGGGATGCGTCCTGTTCATCTTCAGGCTTCGATGATTCATTTATATTTGAGTTTACATCCTCAGACTCTGTTTCTAACTCTGCTGAAATTAGATGGTTGGATTCCTCTGCTGTTATATCGTAGCTAGAGTCTTCAGAATACTCACCTTGCCACAACTCAGCCTCAGAAGATGTTAGTACTAACTGGAGTTCCTGTTCATCGAGAGGCTGTATAGCCTCCTCTGCAACCTCAGATATAGTTAGCCCAGTGGTTTCCTGAGAGGATCCTTCCTCTTGTTCTGATAATTCCGCAGTAGCTAGTACTGACGCAGAGCATGAATCCTCAACCTGAGCTTGTTCGTTTAGCTCATTAGCTGATAGATAAGAAGCATCTTGGGGGTCAGATCCTTGTCCTGATTCAGATAATTCTCCTGAGAGAGATTCATAAGCATCCTGCTGGTCAACCCCTTCTACGGATTCAGATAGTTCCCCGGCGAATTCACCTACGGCTTGCTCAAAATCATCCCCTTGGGTATCGTCAGCTTGGGCTGAAGTGGTCTGGACTGAGGCTTCCCCTAGGTCTGAAGGTTCTGCTGATTCTGACTCTGTTAACTCTAGAGAAGGCAGCGATGCATAACTATCATTGGTCTCTTGGTAATCTAATATTGATACACTTAAGTCAAGTCCTTCGACCTCGTAATCTTCTGGAGAAACTTCGTTAAGATCAAGTTCGGAAGATCCAAGGTTAAGCTCAAGAGTTTCTGAATCTTGAGCCTCTTCTGAGTCGTATAAGTCTTCTGCGAAGGCAACACTAGCCCCTACTTCATCGCTAGCCTCTAGGCTATCCGAGAGCACAGAGTTTATAAATGATCCGGATTCTAGCTCATCTTTTGTAATAACGTATTCTAATATGTTCGTAGTGCAGTATTCTGAATCTACCTCTTCATCGACGCCTACGATAAATTCAGACTGCTCGGCTGTTATGACGTAGCTGACATCCTGTGACTCTTGAGCCTCTGTGGACTCTGATTCGTCGTCCGAAGCATATACCAATAGATCTTGAGAATCCTGGGCTTCGGTGGACTCGGGCAGTTCTACAGCATGAGGTATCGCCCCGATCTGTGATTCATCTGCGTACAGTTCTTGAGAAGAATCCAGCCCTATTATTGTTGCAAAATCCTGAACATCGTCAGCGTAGGGGACCTGATCCTGTGTATCTAGACTAGATACTTGGATTGAGTCTTGTAACTCGCTAGACTGTAGATCATCGTTTTGTGCGTTATCAGATCCTTGGATTAAGCCTGACTCTTGTGAGTCATCCAGATATGGGCTCTCCTCTTGTGAGTTATCAGAGCCTAGATTTAATGCAGTGTCTTCTTCGCCATACCCCAAGGTAGATTCGTTGATATCAGATGTAGCCACCACTGAGCCGGTTCCCTCATCCGAGCCTTCGGCAGTTTCGTACAGGGATGCCGGGATGCTGTAAATGGAGTCTTCAGATTCGTCAGCGGATGTATATGCAGAATCGTCTAACCCTATTGTGTTACCGACAGTTATTTCGTCGGATGGCTGCCAATCATCAGATTCTGATGCCCACAATGTTTTATTTGTAGTCTCTTCGCTGGACGCCTCTGCCTGCTCGGATATTTCTACTGTTGCAGACAGTATAGAGTCTTCAAGATCTGAACCTTGAGCATAATCACTGGACTCGGCGGTTATATCAAAATAAGCATCTTCTTGCTCATCAGATATAGTCTCATACTCTAGTTCTGCTCTGGTTAATGCTAGTGCTACACCCTCTTGTGTTTCTCCTGTGGCAGATTCATCTAATTCGCCTGCTAGGATCTGATTAATTTCTTCTAGATCCGACCCCTGCCCTGATTCAAATAGCTCTCCAATTACTGTTAATGTAAAGTCCTGTCCATCAACCGGTTCTAGATCATCTGATTCCTCGGAACTTATAGACGCACTTACCTCTTCTTGAGCATATGTTGTCAGCTTTTCAGAAATATTTGTTGTACAGTCTTCTGACTCTATCTCAAGGTCTACACCCTCAACGGAGTTTGATTCGTCGGCGGTTATGGTGTAGTTAGAATCTTGCGATTCTAGAATCTGATCAGATTCGGATTCCTCAGTAGCTATATATAAGATCAGATCTTGCTGCTCTGAGGTGTAAACATCTACCTCTTGTATGTCTGAGCCGAGCCCTAGACCCAAATCGTGCTGATCGTCAGTATATAGAACCTCTTCTTGAGAGTTATCAGACCCTTGAGCTAGTCCTGCCTCTTGCGACTCGCCTGCGTATATGTCGTAATCTTGGTACTCGGAGCTACTTATTATGGTTAATTCCTGTGCGTCACTGGCGTAAGGGGCTTCTTCTTGTGTATCGGAACCAAGGTCTAGACCTAGCTCCTGTTGGTCGTCAGCGTATAGGGTGTCCTCTTGAGAGTTATCAGAACCAGGTGTTACACCTGAATCTTGTGAGTCTTCGGACTGTGCGATCTCCTCTTGAGAGATTCCATAACCTATCAAGGTTCCATTATCTTGCGATTCGACAGTGTACAGGTCCCACTCTTGTATCTCAGAGCCTAGGTCCAGACCCAACTCTTGTTGATCATCAGTGGAGATAGATGATTCTTGTGTCTCACTTCCGACATTTAGACCCAAATCTTGTTGGTCATCAGTATATAGACTATTTTCTTGGGAGTTATCCGACCCTTGTGCTATGCCTGCATATTGTGAGTCGTCGGCGTATAGATCACCCTCAAGAGTCTCGCAGTTAATATCTATATTTGAGTCATGTAGTTCATCAGGATATACTTCTTCATCGATCTGAGATCCTAGACCTAGACCTAGATCCTGTTCATCGCTTAATGTTATGTTGTCTTCTATGGACTGATCAGATCCATTCAGTACACCACCGTCCTGTGATTCATCTGCGTATAAGTCATCTTCCTGGGACAGATCTGATGCATTTAGGACTCCAGCGATCTGGTCGTCAACAGGTGTGGTATCGCCTTCTAGCTGATCAACACCGTTGCTAGATAGCAGATCTTCCTCATCGCTAGCTTGTAAATCACCGTCTAACTGCTCGCCGTTGTATGTTTGTCCAACGTCTTGAGAGTCGTCAGGATATAAACTGTCTTCTTGTGAGTAGTCTGCTCCGCTAATTATACTGACGTACTGGCTATCGAGTGCTTCGACTTGTTCACTTAGATTTGTGGAAATCTGATAAGAATCAGACTCTTCGTCTGGAGTGATGACCTGTGTCTCGATCTCTGCTGTGCCAACCTGTTCGGCGTCAGACTCAAGTTCTATAGCTACAACGTCCAGATCCTGCTCTGATGCTAGATACGCCCTACCTCCCTGGTCAAAGTCTAGAGGTATCTCGGTCTCGACTTGCGTTGCAGTGATACTTTGTCCGGTGTAGATATCATCAAATCCAGCCACAGACTCTACTTCGTCCATGATAAACGAAGGGGAACCTGCTGCTAGGTCTTGAGGTATTATGGATTCTGATATCTCAGTCAATACGAATTGTGACTGTCCATTTACATCTATAAGCTGTATAGAATCTGACTGATTTCTGTTATAAACATTCCCTGTGTGCGAGCCCGATAGGTAGTCCCAAGAACCAGTATCTGAGGCACCTAATATGATTTCTTTAATTGACTGGGTAATACTAAAGTTAGACTTTTGTGATTCATCACTAACTATCTGAGTCTCTATTTTCTGTCCGATAGTAACTAATTCGCTATCTTCGGAATCTATGCCCCCGGAAGATGCTAAGTTTATTAATATTCCGCTTACTGAATATGAGAGTGCTGTAGCTGTAATTGTTTCGCCAGCATTCGTGAATCCGGCACTGGGCTGCACGCTGCCTTCCCAGAGTACCTGACCAATAGTATTTCCTGCCAATCCAGATCCGAAAGCCCTCTGGGTAGTGCATGCCCCTGTCGGGGTATTAAATCCTGCTGGGGTACCTGATGTATTGTTGGTAGCAATAACTATTGGAAGTGTGTTGCTTGATAGCGTTCTTACGCCTGCAATCGAAGCTGATGTTGTACTAGTATTCCCACCTATTCCGTAACTATCTATAGGGTTAACTGGATTACAATTACGATATGCAACTATCATTGCTGTCGCAAAATTAACACCATCGCCTATGATCGGGTAGATATCTAGCCCGCTACCTAATGCAATCTTCCAGTATATGGCGCTGTTATTACCATTATTTATAGTATTTACACAAAACTGATTCCACCCAGATAGTGTTGGCGGATAATAACCACCGTAGAAGTAGAATATTAGCGCATCACCAGCCTGAGTTTCTGCCGGTATAGGTACCTGTATAAGTGTAGATGGAGTGGCTGTAAATGCCCCTGTGTTTACAAACGTAGGAGGAGTCTTACCTAGAGATTCGGATTCAGACTCTGCTGCTCTTACCTTGAATCTAGCGTCTTGATCATCATTATCTTGTCCTGCTTCTAAGTAATCAAGCTCTTGATTTGCGCTCTTTAGTCTTGAGTTGCTAGAGTCCTGTGCTGTTACAGAATCTTGATAAGCTACCGTGTATGATATGGTGGTTGCAGGTATGCTGTCTGAAGGCGTTAGGGTTTCTGACTCTTCCGCATTGATACCAAACATTGAAACTTGAGCATCTAGTGGGGTAGAGTTTCCGTATATTCGTCCGAATAATCCACTACCAGTCTGAGCTAGAGAGCGGTCGGTATCGTTCCAGACATAAATAGTATCGCCAGCTTGCGAATATGCTGTGCCGTTATATATACCCCATTGCTCTTGCTTAGAAGTGACTCTAGCCTTGAATGTACCGTAGCAGTAGTACCAACCAGTGTCGCCATATTCGATTATGCTTACTGTGCTGTAGTCTGTATTCTGTACTGCGCCATTGGGGTAGAACACCCCGTTATAAAGATCGAAGTAGAGTTTGGCGGAATCTGTGCTGTACCAAACGTAATTGCTCGACCCAGGTCCTTTTAGGGCCCAGAATCCGAACGAGTAGGTGTTTCCAACTACATATGTCTGTGTGGTTCCTGTTAAGTAATAGGTATTGGGACCAGCGGCTATCGGGGTGCTGATGCTGTAGGCATCTGGAGAACCGTCAGCCGCACCTGGGGATCCTAGTGGACCTGATAACGTCGCCGTGCTGGTGACCCAGCTACCTATTTGTGATGGTAGAGCCTGTGTAGCGGTTAGATTAATCATTCCGCTGCTTAGATCTACTTCTTGGCGTGTAAGCTTTACGCTTCCGATAATTTCTTGGTCTTGAGCCGCTACTGCTTCTGCTTCAGATAAGTTGATCCTGAAGCTGGACTTGCTAGAATCTGACGCCATGACGGATTCAGATTGATCTTTGCTATAGCTATTACCTCTTCCAGAGCTATCTAGGAAGTCATAAGAGTATGCATCTTCCGGATCTCCAGCATCTGCTTCTTGAGCTTGTATGCTAAACGCAGCATCAACATCCTCTTGTGGGAATAGAACCTCTAGCTCTGGCGAACCGCTATTAAGTTTAAGTGTTTGATTATCACCGCTAACTACTAGTGTGTCCTGTTCTTCTCTTGGGCTAACCAACAAGTAGTCAACATCATCCTGCGGTGTATTTATACTTGAACCTGGTAGCGCAACAGTGCCTTTCCAGATGTAAATAAGATCGCCAGATGTAGAATATCCTGTGTTATTGGTAAGTCCCCAAATCAACTGACCAAATGTGGCGTTTGTATACGTCTGTCTTGCTGTGAACTTACAGTAACAGTAGTACCAACCGGTAGAACCTAGTTGGGTCATGCTTATGGTGTCGTAATCTACACCCGGGACCAAGGGTTGGTATGTATTATTAACTAGACCGGTAGAGACATCGAAAAATACGTTTACTTTATCTGTACAGGTATATACAACAGGCTGAGTCCCACCGCCATATTTTGCCCAGAACCCTATCTCATATTGATTACCTGTAACATAAGTAGGAGATGGTCCTAGTAGGTAGAATGCGTTAGGTCCGGTTCCAAGTGGAGTACCTACGCTATACGCTGTAGCTGTGCCGTCTGGGGCCAGTGGAGACCCGTATGGTCCGCTCAGTGTAGAAGTATAGGTATAAAAATTATTTATCTCAGGCGGGAACTCCGTGGGAGTTATGCCTTGGAAGTAAAATAGTGGTGCTACAGGCTCTAGTTCTTTTCCATTTACCTTTAGACCAAGATCTAGATCTTCTTGGGGTATAGGTCCGTCGTCATAAGATATACCTGCCCGGAATTTTAGATTATTAGAGTCTTGAGGTGTTACATAGTCCTGAAGATCGCGATTAGGATTGTTACTTTTTGCATAAGTATCCGCAGGTTGACCAGAATCAGATTCTTTACCTGCGAAGGCTATTCCGACATCGAATGAATCTAGTGGCTGGGTAGAATCAGCAAAAGTACCTGGAGGTCTGTTGCCTGTCGCATAAATATCCTGTGCAACGACATAAGTCTCGGACTGGGAGTTATTGGTACCGTATCTTCCGGTCTGGACTTCTTGAGGTATTGCTGCCTCGGACTCTTCTTTTTGTGTAATTAGACCTAGAGTGTTTGAATCTACTGTGAATGGGTTTTTTGCATTCAGTGAGAACGAAAATATGTTAATTGCACCGTTTCCTCCGACCGTCACTGTCTCTGTATTTGTTTTTGTACTGTAGGCGAATGGTCCGTCTAGTACATATTGTGTGAAGCTGTTTGGATCGCCCTGTGCAAAGCGTTGCGTTGTGGCTGATCCACTTATCGATATTGAAAAAAAGTAATTACTTAGTAGAGATACTGGTAAAGTATAAGGATCCGATGTGTATGTTGTGGAAGCGTTAAAAGCTCCACCGGCAGAAGCATAGCTATCAAACGGGGTTGTGTTATCTACATTTCTATATGTAGCTATATAGGCGGCACCATTGTTGTTACTTACACCATATACTGTCGGAGAGGTATCACTCCCTGTAGCAAACTTATAGTATAGAGTCCATTCCCTATAACCAGACGGATCGACTAAAGTCCAGTCAGCAGACGGTTTTGTTAATCCTGCACCATTATAGTTAGATGTGAATGTAACTAACAGCATTAAGTCGCCAGCTAGTGTTCCGCTGGGGATCGACGGTGTAACGCCTCCGAGTGCAGTGTAGGTGAATACTAGAGGTCCTGCCCCGACAAAGTATGGTAACGGGCTTATGCTTAATTGAGTGGACTCTGCCTCTTTGTTAGCAGATGAGTATGAAAAATCACAGTCTTCTTGAGGTGTTGGGTATTCTATCTCTGCGGCTGTTATTTTGAACTTAGCGTTATTCGAGTCCTGTAATATAGCCTCTGACTCGATGATATCTCGTGCTACTAGGTCATGACCAGAGACCCCGTAGTACTCATAGGTAGCAGATTCTTGTGGTGAAACGTATTCTAACTCGGCATTGGTTGACTTATATTTAGCTTCGTTTCCGTCTTGAGGTGATACAGAATCAACAAATTCATCGCCAGACTTTAACTTAAGTGTCTGCCCATCAATAGGGGTTGCATTAAGAACCCCATCGCCATAAACAGTGCCGAAGCTTATATTCTTAAGTGGTAGATCTTGAGCAGCGAAGGTGTAGGTCTCTAGTGCTTTTTTACCTAGAAATAGACCCATGTCTTCATCTTCATCTGGGTATGAAGATACTGGTGATAGGGAGAATAATAGACCAGCTAGGTTGTCATAAGTCCCTGCGGTCCATGAGAGGGTCTCTGTGCCTGTCGCGCCCTGAATGTACTGAGGTGCGTCCCATATGCTTATACTGTCCCAGTATTGAGCATAGACGTTTGCTAAGGTCTGATCTCTTAGGTTGGTTGCTAATCCGGTTGGAGGTAACCACGACATCGCTTGACTTTGACTAACTGATACTCCGACTGCGATTACGGTAGATTGACCATCATAGGGTGTAATGGATCCTATGGTGTAGGTCGATAAGGCTGCATTACCGGCTGAAAGTGTTGCGCCGATTGGGTTTATGGGATCACAACCCCTATAAGCTTCTATAACTCCAGTTCCGTAGTATCCAACACCATTTACCGTAAATGATGTATCGATTCCATCGTGATACTTCCAATAAGCCCCTATGTACGGTCCACCATAGATGGTGTTCCAGGCTCCCGATATAGTCGGAGGATACCCGTTTACAACGATGCAGCTTGCTACGAATATGAGAACATCACCCGCTTGGACGTTATCTGGAACTTGTATTGTAGCTACATTACTTTGCCAAATAGTCGGAGGGCTATTGCCGATATAGGTAATACTGTTCGGCGTAGTTATGTCATTTTCTCTATTTGCTGACTTTAATTTACTGTCACAATTATCTACAGGTGTATAAGCCTCCAGTATACCCATTCTGCCTAGATTAATACCGCCTCTTTGTACATCGCTATCTAGTGCGTAAGTATATGTATCTAACTCTGTTCTGGCTGACCAGAAACCTACTGAGTAGTCGTCCCCTGTGGCTGGGTTGATCGCATACTTCCAACCATAAAAATTAGCTGAATTTGTTGCGGTTGTTAAGGTTGTGGTACCCGTGGCACCCGCGACAGGCTTTGTCGAGTCACAAAAAGCAAAGCCTTCTGACCAATTTGCAAAAGTACCTGTAAGTGGGTAGATACTACTGGAATAGGTTATCGGACCACCGTTCCATACAGGATCAGTATAAATATTAAAAAATAAGCCTACGTCTAGTATTCTCTCGTTTGCATTTCTTGTGGTTACAGAAGGTATGATCAGTGAAAGAACATTGGTACCAAAGGATGTCGCCTGAACATCTATGGGGTTATTCTGGTCTGCACCTCTGTATGCGATGATGTTAGCTGCTGACGCTCCTGATGCTCCTGGTGAGCCGCCTGTCAGGGTTACGGATGTCTGTGTACCATCGTATAAGTCCCAATATAGGTTAGCACCGGCTGCTGTCCACCCTGTTGGTGGCACTAGTTGTGGACCAAAATTAAACCAAGGGAGAAGTAGCAAGTCACCGACCTGAAGATCTGTAGGTACCTGTACCGTGATTGTCGGACCTTCTGAATAGGCTGTCACACCCCAACCAACTAGTGTCGGGATAGTAGTTAGATTTATGTTCTCAGTTTCGATCTCTTGTGCCTTAACACGAACACCGACATCGAAGGAGTCGTAAGTATCATTATCTTCTGACTCTGAAACACTAACATGATTCTTTGACTGATTACCATCTATCGGTGTTGCATACATGGTACCGTCATCTTTGGTACCAAAAGATACGTTGCCAACTAGTATATCGGCTACCGTGGCTCCCTTAAGGGCTACCATCATACCCGCTATACAGTTATTAGCCGCAGTTCCGTTTATATTTACTGTAGTGGTACCGGAGGCTATACCTGGCTTGGTAGGTCCAGCCCCTTCATATATTGCTGTACCTGTATATCCCCAAGTATCATGAATATTAGCGATAGCTCTCTGGGTAGGTGTGGCTCCGGTAAGCGAAACGAAAGCTGAAACGGTACCGGAGGTCCAGTAGTATGCAAAATAAAGTAGGGTATCATTGGCGTAATTCGGGGTAACAGTGGAGCTTACTTGAGAATTAGCACCACATTCTGCTTCATAGTCATGATAAACATCTATGGGGTTATTCTGGTCTACACCCCTATAGGCGACCATCACGGCAGAGAAAGAGCAGTTGGGCGTTGTTGTCTGTAGTGTTACTGGCTGCTCTGGAAGAACTGCTATCTTGTACCAGAAGGCATCCAGACACGCTGCGTAGCTATTAAGAAGGGTCCAACCTGGAGCCACAGGGACCGGAGTTGTCTGACCTGCGCCTATGTTGTTGGCTTGGATTATTAGTAAATCGCCTGTCTGAATTCCTGCCGGGAGGGGTACTGATAAGGTAGTTGCTGCGTATGTATTGACTACCGCACCGGCAGCTACGAACGAGGGTCTTGGTGCGGGTAGAACAACGGGGGTTAGGTATGTAGATTCTACCTCCTTGGCACTTATCATTAATCCTGCGGTATCGTCTTCCTCAACATAGCTATATACAGGGGATAGGGCTATGAACTGTCCGAATAATGTGACGCTGGTCGCGTCAGAGTAAGAGATAGTAGGAGATCCTGTGGCTCCAGGGACTGTCTGTACAGTATCCCACAGAGCCATACTTGTTTGGTACGACCCTATGAAGCTTGAGTAAGTAGAGTTTCTTAGTGTCGTGGGTATTGGACCGACTACTGGATTATTCCAGATAAGTGAAGGATCTTGAACTAACCCTCCACCTATCATCACCAAAGTAGAACCAGGAATCTGCGGGGTCATAGTCGTTAACGAGGTGGTGGAACCTCCTACCTGACTGTAGTTATAAGACCCTACCGCATTAACTGGGCTACAATTGCGATATGCGAAGGTAAACGCTGATGCGTAGGAGCCATTTGTACCGTCTAATGTAAATGATGTCTCGGTACCTTCTGCATACTTCCAGAATATGGCTGCACAGTTTCCAAAACCAGCCAGAGTACTCCAAGTTCCTTCTATGGATGGGTATACACCCGTTTGGTTCTGGTCATAAAGTGTATCGATTACTAGAAATAATACATCCCCCGGTAGGATACCTATTGGGGCGTATACCTCTACTGCGGATCTATGGCTCAGTGCAGTTGCGCCAGATCCTACATACGAGATAGTACCTATAGAACTTACGTCATTTTCAATATTTCTAGACTTTACGCGAGCGTCAAGGCTGTCAACCAGTACCTGAGTTTCTGACGCCCGAGCCCCTCCTGCATTCAAGCGCATAGTATATAAATTAGCGTCTGAAGGTGTTGCGTAATCAGCAGTCGGCAGTCGTCCAGCTAGAGTGGCGGCTTTATCTACGTTATCTAACGGTTGTATGGATTCAGTTTCTATCGAGACTGCTTTATTGATAGACCCGAAAGAATCTGAAGCTACAAAATTACTTGGAGCTATCGCTGCACTGGTAAATGTAGATCCGAGTAATGAAAATAACTGAGCGCCGGTAAATACGTTAGTGGCACCACCACTCCAGTTTATAACTTCTGCTCCAGTTGCCCCGGGTGTTGCACTAGTAACATCCCATACGCCGACACCATACAGATATGCTGCCCCGGCCCAATAATTTATCTGCTGCGATACTAGGTTTAGGGCTGGTCCGGATGTGGCTGACAACGCGGCGCTGCTTCCTGAAAAACTTACACCCATACCTAAGGCTATAGTTTTATTATTAGCAGTAGTTGTTGTTATTGAAGGTGCTGTTGCATTGGATGAGCCTGATACATTCGCGCAGGTTCCGACTACATCAAACGGATCTCCAGAGGCGATGCAATTTCTATATGCTACGACAAAACCAAGGCACCTACTGTTGATGGCTGTAGAGAAGGTTACGTTCGTATCAGTTCCATCCGTGCGCTTCCAGTACATTGATAACTGGTTGTTTACTACCCAACCTTTTTGTGTCCAGCCTGACGGGGCGGCAGGCGTGGTGCTTGAGGCACCCCCATTGACGTTCATTGCAACAATTAATATATCGCCAGATTGTATGCCCGCTGGCATACCCAGGGTTAGTGTACCTGCATCATTCTTAAATACTGCGGTGCCATATCCTACCAATGTAGGTACTGTTATGGTTACGGTTACGGTCGTCATTAATCCGATATCAGCATAACTAGTATTGCGGACCCAATGACCAGAGTGGAGTATGTCCCAGCAATGAGTATCATCTACTGACTGAGACTCTGATTCGCCTAGATTTATGGAGAATCTTGCATCACTAGGATCTGACGGAATAGGGGCTTCGTTCTCTACTACGTTTACATAGAATCCAGCACGGTAGTCATCTGCCGTTGAAGTGACTTCGGATTCCTCGTTACAGCTTGATACATTTGCGTCACATGAGTCTGAAGCTATTGCGTCACTATCATCTTCGATTGACTGTGGTGCATAATCTCTAGTTAACTCTACCTCGGCAATACCTGCTTCGACATTGTAATAAGGTCCGACGCCTGATGTAGTAAAGGAAATGGTTTGATTCCCTATCACGCTAGCAGTCGGTTTTACTACATCCCAAATTCCTCCGGAAGTAGCAAACTTATATCCACCAGTACCAGTTACTAGATTAGTACTTGTTATCCTAGTTGTCGTTATGGCACCAGTAGCTCGGAATGACGCAATCGAGGCATTTCCGGACGAGTTGAGCATGTCTGCTTCGCCTAGACATACAACAACGTTATAAGGACCTGTAGTTGAAGCTCCGCTATTCCATGAAACGTTGACAGGGGCTGCTACTGTCCCAAGCCCGGAGGGTGCGTAAGATCCTATAAATGTTGCGGAACTAACACCTCTATATGTAGCCATGTTAATGACGACATTAGCACCAGAACCAGATATATATGTCTGGGCGCAGATCTGATTAGTCTGAGTAGTGTAGTATATTGTTTGATCTGCATCACTAGTCAGTAGTGTCCATTGAGGCCAGTACGCGGCTATGGCTGACTGATCTATATAGTTTTTACTCCACCCTACGATTTGTAGAAGAGTAAGATCCCCGGGTTGCCAATCGGGTGTAGCGTAAATGAATGGGTATTGTACAGAGGTTGTTAGCGTTATTGTCGCTGTGGTTGCGCCTATAAATTGAATAGCCATTACTAGATACCTCTAGCCGGTGGTCCGGTCGGATAGGTAGCCGGATCTGGTCTACGGCGCGGAATGATCACGCGGCTCGGTCTAGACCTGACCCTGTACACTATCTCGATGGGGATCTGGATTTCCATATCACACGACTCATCACTGGGGGCAAGAGTCTCCCTGATGGTCGAGCGACATGATATAGCGGCTTGGCAGTCCATTTTTATTAGGTAACCCTCTCCATTATTGTACAACTATTTACTGAAACGTGCCCAGCCATCTGTGGGTCCATGGGATCAAAAACCCATATTGTAGCCACTTCGTTAGTGGTTCTCTTTTGGGTAGTCCCAATACAGGAACAAATGACTTTTTGTGTGCCCTCGGGGGCTGGTGCTCTATGTATATATAAGCACTTTGGGCATCGCCAATTAAGTATTGGTCCTATGCGCGCTGGAAGTATAGTCATTAACGGAGGTGATCCTGTAGCGCCGCTGATGTCTGACATAATATTATCCTATAGAAGAGTTACATTTCCACCGTTATTTACAGCCCATATATTGGCACCATCGAAGCAAATCCCCATCGGTAGTGATCCTACAGTGTAAGGTCCAAGAATGGTTCCATCTCCAGCGGATACTTTATAAACAGTTCCGCTGGCATAGTTCGTTGCCCAAACATACCTACCATCAAAACAACAACTTTGTGGTTGACTACCTAGTGTGTAGGTTCCTACTGAGGATCCGTCAGACGCCTTGAGCTTTGTAATGGTGGTTCCAGAGTTATTACATACCCAAATATAAATACCGTCAAAACACATGCCGACTGGCGTAGTACCTGCCGCGAATGTACCCTGGGAGCTACCGTCCGACGCCAATAATCTGGATACAGTACTACCTGTTCCTGGTCCGTAATTACTAGTCCATATATAAGTGCCGTCATAGCAGCACAAATTTGGACCTGTGCCTGTGGAGTACGTTCCGACTAAGCTTCCGTTGCTAGCCAGTAATTTAGTAATTGTATTACCTGAGCCGCCACCATAGTTGCAGCACCATATATTTTGACCATCAAAACTGATACCGATAGGTCCAGTTCCTGTCGCGTAATTATTAACTGCACTACCGTCAGATGCTTTTATAACGTACACCCTATTAGAGCCGTAACAAGATACCCAGATATTTTGACCGTCATAACAACATCCATAAGGATTAGTCCCTACGGTATAGGTGCCCACTACTGTCTTGGTTGCTATGGATATCTTTGATATTGTTGTAGTTCCTGAGTTAGATACCCATATATTTTGACCATCACAACAGCAGTAAGATGGTCCTGTGCTTACAGTGATAGTGGTTCCCGTCTTGTTAGCCTGGTACCATCTTTGTTGGGCGATCTGTTGTCTATTTAGGATGGCATTTGTGGCTAGCTCTGCTAAACCTATGGTCCCTGCCCCAATCGTATGAGTAGCATTCCAATTGCTAGGTTGAACAACGGTAGCCGGTGTTCCGTCCGAGTATGTATTAACTTTTTGATGAGTAATAGTCATATGGTTACCATAATACTATAAAATATACGCTGTGTTACCACCGTATGAAAAAGCCCAAGTTCTGACACCATCATAACAGGGTGACACAGCAGTGCCGCCTATGGTCGGGGTAGCTATCAGGGCACCATCGTAACACCTAATCTTATTAATATACCCTGATGCACTACCTGTGCCAGTCCATACGTAATAACCATCTGAACACATGCCCCAAGTTCCTCCACCAAGTGTTGATATGGTTTGAATTCTAGTACCAGTAGATGGATCATACTTAGCTACAGAAGTCCCTCCCGCCCAAATATATTTTCCGTCATAACAAATGCCACCTTGACCTCCAGATTCATTAGGGGCTGAATATGGTCCACCAGCCAAGGTTCCATTTGAGGCTAAGACCTTACTGATGGAGGCTGCGGTACTAGAATAATTATATGTCCAAATATATGTGCCATCGAAGCAAATGAAATAAGCATTACCGCCAACAGGGTAGGTTCCTACTACGCCTCCGGATGTATTAAATTTTGTTACACTAGTGTTATAATAATTAGCCGTCCACACATACTGCCCATCAAAGCAACAATTTGCGTATGATGCGTATGGCATAGTATAGGTACCCACTGTAGCTCCGGTAGATGCTAGAACTTTATATAAACCAGCCGTGTTGGTGGCCCATATATTCTGACCGTCAAAACAGCAACCGGTGAGTGATCCCGCTACTGTTACATTAGCCACTGACAAAGTATTGACATTTATCTTAGACATAATAGATGCGCCATAGTTTGCTACCCAAATATTTTGACCATCAAAACAGCCACCCCAAGGCTGCGGTTGCGTAGAGATAGCATATCCTGTCCGATTAACATCGTACCATCTGAGTTGTGCTACCTGATCATAGTTTACATAGGCACCGGGGGCTAGCATCTGCTGCGTGATAGACCCGGGGGCGATCACATGATCGGCGTTCCAATCCCCAGGATGCACCAATGTTGTATTAGAATTATCTAGATTTGTATTAACAAGTGTGTGAGTGATAGCCATATCTTGACCTATAGTATCTGTAGAGACCCAACACCATTATTAGTAACCCAAATTTTAGACCCGTCAAAGCAAATATTAATTGGGCTGGTACCTGCAGAGTAATTACCTATTATGGTACCGGTTGCCGTGGATATCTGAGTAACAACGCTACCAGCAATACTGGATACCCATATATATTTCCCATCAAAACAAATACCCGCAGAAAAATAGCTACCCGGAGTGAGAGTGCTTAATATAGATCCGTCACTCGGGTTAATTTTATAGACAGCACCGGGTCCGATTGAATTATAATACGCAGTCCACAAATACTGACCATCATAACAGACAGGTCCTGTAAAAGTTGGGAATGTATAAGTACTAACTACTGTATTGGTGGTTGGATTAAATTTTACTAGCCCTGTATTCAGATATCCACCAAACCAGACATAAGTTCCATCAAAACAACAAGAATAGGTGGTTCGCCCGACCGAATAACCGCTAACCAGTGTCTTTGTTGCTGCGTTGATTTTATATATATTGTTGGACCCTGCGTCGGAAACCCATATATATTGCCCATCAAAACAACAACCTACAGTGCTGGTTCCGGCAGTTATGGTTCCATTCGTTGTCGGTGTCCCGGCGTTAATCCAGAAAACTGTAGAGCCTGCTGCGCCCCAAACATTCGTACCATCAAAACAAAGAGTTTGAGTAGTGACTCCCGTTTTAGCAGTAGTGACCACACCAGTATAGGGATTATATCTGTAGACATTATTTAGCCCACCATTACACCCTATCCAAATATTCAGTCCATCAAAACAGCAACCTTGTATTCCTGTGTAGCCTGTTAGGGGTGTATGTCCAACCAAATTAGCCGGATACCATCGTAGAGTAGCAAGCTGTCTTGGATTTATTAGCCTTACACTTGGAGATAGGTGGGATATATCAAATGTCTGATCTGTTATGGAATGTGTATTATTCCAGTCAGAAGGTCTGACTAGAGTAGTATCTGCCCCGTCTGCGACTCCAGATACGAAAGAATGTGTAATAGCAAGACTAGCCATGAGGGCTCCCTGGTGCCCTATTTTACACTAGGGAGCCCCTTTGGGGAAGGTTATTGCTTAACCAGAGTACAGAGAGTATCCTGAGCGGCTTCCTTGAAGCGATCCAAGGCGTCACGCTTCCACTCCTCATTACGCCCCTGCATCCACCCGGCTAGTGAATAGCCCCAGGTGGACTTGAAATCGCATGTAAAGACGCCCTTAGCCCCTTCCGGGCGCTGTTTAGCGTCGAAATGCGGAGTATTATTCTCTCGCCACTCCCTATTTAGATAGAAGAAGAACATTTCTGACACAGGGGGCCATACATGGGTCTGGTCACCATAGGCTCGGGTTGATGCCCAGTGGGGAGTCTCGATAAAAGCCTTAGCCCCTGGTTTCATAATCCTGTATAGCTCATTAAAGAACGCCATACGTGGGTAGGTGGTGACGCGCTGAACAGAGACCCCTAGGTCGGTGCCGGGATCCTTAACCAGCACGAAATCGTGGTCGATGGCTGGAATATGCTCGACAACGTGCGAGCATACAACCTCCTCTACTGAGTTATCCGCCCATGGCCACGGGAACTTGGTAAGATCTACTACCAAGTCTACACCGTCGCGTTGCTCCATATCTACGCCGATGAATCCGGGCTTCTTGGCAGCGGCATTACCACATCCAAGATCTAGCTTCAGACCGGGTGTAACCTTTGGTGGTGGATTCTCCAAAGCCGTTAGCTTGGAGGATAGCTTATCTAGATTAGCCTTGAGTTCGTCTGCTGGAGATTTGGGTAGGCTATCTAACTTAGCCTGTAGTTCCTCCATCTGCTGACGCAGCTTCGCAGCCTCTAGCCCTACCGGTAGTGTCGTAACTGCCTTGTAATCGAGTGTTCCCATTTTTTGCTCCTTGTATTGGTTTATTAGTTCCTTGTAATCGTCCTGAATTATTCTCATTCGTAAATCTGTGTCTTCTACATGAGCCCATCGTAGTCCGATTAGGCTAACATCATTGCAATCTAGCAAGTCTCCGGGGTGGTTTCTACTTGTGCAGGCTGACCCACACGGATATCCTGGTGGTGTTGTTTTAGGCATAGTTACTTTCTCAAGAGATAGCCATCAGTTGCTAGTGTCCACCCGAACCTATGCTCCATAGCTATATCGTGAATGTAGTCATTCGGGTACTGTTCTTCATACGCTCTCAGCGCATCCCAAGGACCGGGCTTAAATGTAGCCGGATCTCTTGATCCTCCGTCGTGATCCAACATGATCGGATGCCCGTTCATGTTAGAGTCTTCGTTTATAAGATAGTCGCCAGCAACTGTCAAGTCCTTCATGATCAGTAGCTCACGATATACATTCTCTGCCGAGTGATCCCCATCCAATATTACAAACATCGGACCAGGGTATGCTTCGCGCAGGAGCTTTATTCTTTCTTTTATCTTAGGGTCTATGGAGATAGTCCTATGTAGCTCTATCAGCGGGTGATTACGGACCTGATCTGGAATACCCCAATCATTGGGGTCTACGGTCAGGACCCTAGACTTGAGACCAAGGGTTCTCAGGATCTCTGCCATATATAGTGCAGATCCACCTTGATACGTCCCAAACTCTACTATAAGGCTAGGACGTACTCTACTAATTATCTCCTGATAATTCCACATATCAGAAGGCGATTTCATCGTCTTTATCCCACACCAAGACATAGTGTTCCATATCTGGTTCTCGAAAAACCAGATGCTGTATGGTGTGCAGATGAAGTCTCTAGATTCTGGATCAGTAAAACTAATGGGTTCGCTCATCGGTTCTACCAGTTGATTCCGGTCTTGTGGTCGAAGTGCCCGACCAGTACATCGCACGCCACGGCACACCTATAACCAAATTTTCTAGCGTCAGTCCAGAAATATAGGTCTTGAGTACACATGCCTTCTTCTTTACTGGATGTTGTCTTGAACCAAGGCTTGCGTAGTTTCTCGTCCTTGAACATATCAATGCGCCAAAGCGCAAATCCCATACCGATGCCACAGCATTCAACTACACCACCATTCGGATCTGGAGGCTGTGGTCTAAAGTTAAGCTGTGGGTCGTTGATATCTCCCCAGATCTGAGGTGCGCCGCCTTCTCCCTTAGTCCAATAAAGTCCTGATATTGCACTGTATTCAGGGAACTCTTCCATGCGCTTCATTAGCCGTAATACACCGTCCTGAGGGGGAACATTGTCGTGTTCGATTGTAAGAATGTACTTAAATTTATGTAGTTGAGGGGTATCTAGAACCATCTGAACAGCATTAGAATATGCTTCCCCGACTTCCTGACCGGTGAGCCCGATCTTAACTACTCCGTTATTGGCTGGAAATATAAGCCCCCACCAGGACATAGCGCACTTCATGGGCACTAGAGTATCCGCTGGGAGCAGGACCACCGTGTCCTGCCTCTTCCAAGTGCCGCCGTCTATTACTCTGGTGATTGATTCTGGTAGGTTTTTATTGTGGTATCCTGGGTCGTCGGGAATATGCTCCAGGGGCGCTTCGGCTGCGACTTCATCGTTGGGTTTGGTCATGGGCATTACACTACCAAGGGTCAGATTAGTTGTCAACGCTGGGCTAGATATTTTGTGAGCCGTTGAAACATGTACAGGTATGGCAGTGTGCTTGTGTCGCGCCCTTGCCATGATTACCGACATGAAGCTCAAGGTTCTCGGGGCGGTTGTCTAGCTTGTTATTATTTATATGGTGGACTGTTTCTTCTTCGCGCAAGGGGCGACCTATCTTGCGAGCCATCACTAGACGATGCTCTAGGATTGTGGCTGTGCGCCTGTTATCACCATAATATCCTGATAGAGCCATACTCCACATGGGATCTTCTATGTTTATTCTGACCCTGCGATATCCTTGGTTATCTATATAGGCTTCTACCGTAGGGACAGTTCCGCAGTTTCTTACTGCTAAACCATATTTACGGAAGGAGCTAAGTATCATGCTTTCGTGGGCACTCAGATTTCTCTCCTGCTTTATAACCTTAAGAGATTTACCATTCTCATATTCAGCGTGAACCTCTCTAACCAGCATCTCATCATTTGCAAATCCAGTTATTGGGGAAGAAATGTGCCCGCCTCTTCCTCTTAGAGATCCTCCAGCATTCTGAATAGAATAGCCAACTGTGGGTCTAGACATCTTATATTTCTCCGCTAGATACGGAGTGGATGCTCCTGCCTCATATTCTTTGCGTATTTGTGCTTCTATTTCGGGAGTAACTTTCCTCTGTCTAGTTAAAGCCATGTGTGATCTCCAATGTTAGAGTAACTATCAGAGGACCGTATACCATTGAAAATAAGAAGTCAAATTTCAAAACACAGATGGCGGTCACCCATTCTAGGGTGCCGCCATCAATGATGGTGTTACTATCAACCTACGTATTAAGCGTTCCTACTGCATAGACAAAGTAAGGGTAACATTTAAAGTATCTGCCTGCATTACCTGACGGGAACCTGCGTTGAACACGCCCATCGAGTAGATGATACCAGCAGTGCTGTTTCCGGTAGCGGAACCCTGATAGTTGCAGACGGCTAGACCAGACACGGTGTAGGTGTTGGTGGTGAAGGCGTATGAGAGAGACCAGGTGCTAGACTGAGTAGTGAATGGGGCTGTGTTAGTAAAGGCTAGACGGGATGTACCGTAGCCGCCAACTTCGGCTGATACCCAAGCGCCCATGTTTGCTGCGACGTTGTTGGTTGCGTTGATGGAGTGAAGACCAACGTACCAAGTGTTGTAAAGACCTCCAACTCCGGTGTTGGTGCCGAAGTAGCGGTTCATGAGGTCGATCTTGCCCTGGAGCTGAACTGCGTTATTCCAGCGATCTTTCCACTGGGCCCCTTCTGGACTCACGCACTCTACGTCGGCGCTGAACTTTGGTCCGAAAATCTCGCCACCCTCATTACGGGCCATCGCCATACCTGCTACTGTTTTTTCAGCAGGGGAAATCTTGTCGTTTGATTTAATTGCCATTGTGTACTCCTAAGAGGTCCCTTGAGACCAAAAGTGTTAAGAAGAGCATACCACTAAAACAAAAAGATGTGAAGTCTAGTTCTCGGTAATTCTTAATGCGGCAGCAGAAATTATTGGTGCGATAGAGCTAGCATTAACATACTGAGGATTATCCAACGGACCCCAGTATAACAGATTCCCACCAGTTGCGGAATCCCATAAACATGATGCCCAGCATAGCCCCCATTGAGAGCCTATAGGTAATGCCATAGTTAGCTGGAAATTATTACTGGTTTGACCGCTGGTCCCTACGCTGGCTCCTGTTGTTCCAAGCCCTTGGGTTCCAGACCAGACCGTCATATTAGACGGTATAGCCAGCCTGCTATAATTCGTACCGGTGAAATTAACTTCCACTACCGTACCGGATTTTATAGCATTTGTTTGTTCAGTCCATACTGCCGCCCCGTCTGCTGTGGTGCTACCCGGGGCGGTATTCCAAGCTGGCTCTGTGCCACCGCATACGCCCTGAGTAGTGCATAAATATACACTACCGTTGGGAGTGGTCGGTATTACAGTGTCGCCCATAAATACCATGGACTGTCTTACTAAATTAGCATACCCACGAGTGGCTACTAGAAGTCCAAGATAAGTATTGGTAGGGGGAGACAGGAATGTCTGCCCCCTTAACCAATCTATGGTCTTATTCTCTAGATATGCACTCTTCGGCATTTATTAATCCTTGATACCGGCTAGTTTCTTGAAGTCGTTTGGTGTAATTCCGATTGCCGGGATTGGTCTACTGTTTACTCTTGTTTCTTCTTCCATTGGGGTGCTCTGACGACCACCGGGGCGACCCAACATCATCTTTGTTCTGGCTCTGACATCTTCTAGTAAATCAGAATCTACTTCTGGTTCACGGAATTTATCAACGATCTGGTCTATGTCTCTGGATGAGCGTGGATTAGAGGCTTCCAGTACTTCACGGATCTTGCCAGCTTTCGGGTGTCTAGATAGCTTCTGCTCTGCGTAGAGCTTTAACTTGAGGGCTTCGGACTCGTTCTTAACCTTCTGGGTTTCTGTTTCAGAGGCTGCGATCTTCTGTTCGTATGACTCTATGATCTGTACTGCGCGATCTACCTTGGCGCTTAGTTTTTCCTTCTCTTCGGTTACTTGCTGTACAGATGAGTTAGCCTGCTCTGATATTGACTGAGCCTTGTGGAATTCGCTAGACAGGGACTTTAGTTCGTTCTCCATCTCCATCAGGCGCTTCATGGCTAACTGTTCTCTACGCTGGTATTCCTTTAGTTCACCGGATAGATTATCCTGCTTTTCTTTCTGAACACTCTCTACGATCTTTTCTGATTTCTTGGTAGCCTGCTCATACTTGGATTTCTCAGTATCAAGAGACTGCTTAACAGACTCTACGGCTGCTTTTAGTTCTTCGGATGTATCAAACTTGCTAACATCTCCAACTAGCTTCCTGATGGCATCTGCGTCGTTGTATTGGTTAACTAGAGTTTCTAGGTAGTACTTGTATCCGACTGTGCGGAGAGTGCCGGTTAGGTCTTCAATTTCCTTATTAGCCTGAGCTAGCTTGTCTTCCATGATCTTCTGGTTCTTGCTCTCGGCAAGAGTCAGGCGTCCAGACTTGAGGCTCTGGGCGGCTTCCATGACATAACCGCTGGTCATGAACGGCGCGATAGCCTTCTTAATATTATCTAGAGCCTTGGCTGCACCGGCTACGGTCGGGTCTGCCATGAGTTCTGCCTTTACTTCTTCACGAAGATCAGCCTTTGCTTCTGCGATATGAACCGCCATGCTGCGGCTGAATTCGCTCCTGAGTGCTTCACGAGCCTGATCCAATAATCTGGACTTTAGATCTTCGCTCTCTTCCAGTGGTGCCTTCTGCTCTGTCTTTACAGACTCACGAATTTCCTGGTAGAGAGATGGGTTTATATCTTTTAGTTGGTCTGCCGTGAGGGCGCGTGCTGGGATCTTATTACCCTTTGACTCGATAAATACGGCAGGGAAAGCTCCGGCTGCCGGGTCTGCTACTAGGTCGAAAGTAACTAGCTTGTAATCGTCCTGAACTACGTCCTCACCCTTTGGTCCGGGGCGGGTGCTGCCGAATCCACGGCTGCTGATACCTACTTTGCAACCACCTTCTAACAGGGCTGCCAGATTCTTTCCTGCGGTAGTTCCCAAAACCTCGGCAGTACCTATAACCTGATGACCCTCAATCTTTAGACCAGTGATAACGTGACTTGCACGACTGAGCATTGTCCTGCCATCGCTGGGGTGGTCTAGCTCTCCGTACATGGAGCGGCTTTCAACTACCGGGGCTAGCTTAACAAGCTCTCGCTCCCATAGTGACCTTGGATAACTCCTACCATTTGCGGTAGGAATATCGACATTACCAAAATGACCCTCAAGCTTGATCTTCTTGGGCTTGCCGATTCCTGTATCTTCCTGAATGACCTTATATTCGCCTATGCTGATTACTTCGGTCAGATCCCTGCCCTGAATAATCTCATTCTCGGCTAGATCGACCGGCTTGAGCGTTGGTTTCTTGGTAGTCATTTGTTTATCACCTTTACTATCTTAAGAATTTTCGCCACTTGTATGGCGTCCTGCCTAGCAATTTTATGTCTCGGCGTAGGCGGTTAGGTTTCATATCGAGTATCCTGTGAAACCTACCGCCAGCCTTTCTTCGTAAATACCTAAAAGGGTGAAGAAAATCTTTAGTTATTCCGATTTTCTTAAGTCGGTTGCTACGATAGTTGTATTCCCGACCTCTAGTGGTCCTTGTCTTGCCCGTTTCAGGACCACCTGTAGCCGGATCTACGTTCCTAGCAACCCTACCCTCCCGGAGAATTATTTTTTTGATTCTTCCTTTTTCTCTTCCTTCTCTTCTTCCTTCTCGCACTCGCAGGGATCCTTGCCGCAATCCTTGCACTTCTTGTCGTCTTCTTCTGACTCATCCTCTTCAACTAGGTCTGCATAAATCTCTAGACCTTCAACGAGGGCGCTGGTCATGCTGGTGAAATCCTCTTCGATTGCAGAGCCGTTTAGGTCTTCGTCTGACTCTGATAGGTGAAGTAGGGTTTCGGCTGACTCGGCAGCTTCTTCGGCTAGCTGGTCATAGGCATCGCTGAACTGGGCGAGTTCCTCTGACTGTAGCTGTACGGCAACTTCGGCAAGACGCTCGGCTAGCTTATCAGCAACTAGGCTGATCTGTGCAAAGCCCTTGATGGCGTCTGCTGCGGTAACCTGATCGGACTCGGCTAGAGTCTGCTTTGAGGACTCCAGCATATTGCTGATGCGCTGTGCGGCGCTCTCCTGCTGTCCTAGCATACCTAGTGCAGCGCCCGCAGGCTTTTGAACGTGCATTGGGTTCTTATTTTCAGGGGGTGGTGAATTAGAATCGTGGTGCATCTCTAGGGAGGCTAGCTTCTTCTCTAGTTCGGCTACCTTCTGCTCTAATTTGCGAGCGTGCTCCTCGGCTTCCTCGGCTTCTGTTTCTACCTTGTGTCCTTCTTCTTCCTCTTCTGGGTTGTGGTCTTCCTCGCCCTGGTGCTCGATTTCGTCGCCTTCGTGGGCTAACTTGTCGTCCAAGTCCTTAACTTCTTCGGCTTCTTGTTCAGCAGCCTGGGCTTCAGCTTCGGCGGCGTGAGCGTCTTCCTCGGAAATTAGACCTATTTTGAGGAGGTCTTCGTGCAATGCTGTTACTCTAAAGGGTTTGCGTGCCATTTTTAATGCTCCTTGCCTTAGGTTATAGTTCCTACGGCATTTGAAAGTTGTCTAAATACGTGCGCTTGCTTCTGGAATCTTTCCGCAGAGACATCATATAACATACCAAGAGCCTGAATTGATCTAACGTCTGCCATAGAGGTAGCCATGGCGCTATGTGATTTTGAGACATCATCTGCAAAGGATTCCATAAAAGTCTTCAATTCAGCATTGGTAGGGTCATTTTCGGTCACTTTGGTCATTTTTGCAACAAGTGCTAGGGTTTGCTCAGACATCTCGTAATAATTATTTAGAAGATTGTTTAGATTCTGAGTAACCGCCTCACCGACCCTATGATCCATAGCATAAGCTGGATCTAATACTAAACTGGTGTACTTGCCTTCGTACTCATTCTTATACGATTCAAACCCCATCTTCTGAACCGTATCTAGTGTTTCTGAAATTGAGGGTAGATCGTTCATGTACATGTTTACTTTGATCTTGCTAGCCTGATCTCTATCCCCTGAGGACATACGCATCATGTCATGAATCAAGGATCTGGCTAGGTCGGTGCTGCCTTCCATTATTGCTTTACTGGCTAGACCTGAATTAGCTTCTACCAGCTTATCTCCGGATTCAACTACAGGGATATCTAGTTTATTAAAACCGGTTATGACTATCTGGTCTGTGTCCGTCTGCTCAAACATGACCTTTGCAAATTTTGCGTGTTCGTTGACTACTATGACATGATTCTTGAAAGTGCCTATTATTCTTACTTTTTCGGTTCCGGTACCAAAGATATTCTCACTATCTCTGCTTACAGCCTCGTTTATTTTTCCAGAAAGCTGCTCATAAGAGCCCTTTACTAAGGGTTCCAAGAGTGATGGTGATACGATCATGTCTGCCATGACTACTCCTTAACGTTTGCTGGCGGATCTAAGCTCGCCAAGTAATTGTCCGATTTCCATTAACCTGTGTTGAGTCAGCTTATCAGACTGTAGCATTTTATCAAATTTATCCTCTAAGCGTTTCTCATGTTCTCTGTTTCCTGCAAATAACTGCTGCTCTGTCATACGCCCATAACCCGGTGTTCGTAGACCTGTGAGTCGAAGGCTCTCTTGAGCCGCTGGGGGCATCTGAGCCGCTTGTTCTGGTGATACTGGGGCTTGGGGCTGTCCTGCTCCGGGCGGCGGTCCCATTGGGGCTCCTGAGGCTCCCATCGGCATTCCGGGTGCGCCACCCGGGGGTCCCATCGGCATTCCGCCGCCGGGAGGTGCCATGGCTGACTGGGCAGCGGCTTGGTTCTTGGCTTGACGCTCTATGTCTTCTTTTTGCTGCAAGAATATATTTTTAATCTCATCATCACTAAGACTATAGACGTTAGAGAGTAGCCAGTATTGTGAAACGTCTGCCTTCATCCTATTTGCCAGATCTGCGCGAGCTACCCTGACTTCTTGCTGGGCTAGCTCGAATATGGCAGAAGGTACTGTCATCTTCAGGTCGTAATCAACATCGTATGGATCTATACCTAGGGCTGCCAAATGTGTGCGAGCTACTTTCTTAAAGCCGTTTTTCATTTCACGCTGGATACGCAGAACTGTCTTTGCAAAATTTACATCCTGGCTGCTTAGGCTTGCCTTGGCTACGCCTGCTTCGTGAGCTAGATAGCTCTTGGGAACCTTCATGGCTCCGAATAATTTATCCTGAAAATAGTTCAAGTCTTCCGTCGATTGCCATGCGGGACTTTGCAAAACTTCTACTCTGGCTCCCTGAACTCCCTTGCGAACCGGGATATACATGTCTTCTTCTGGAGATATAGCTTCCCATCTGAGAGACATCTTTCCTGTCTGGGGATCTATCATCTTCTTTTTCTTGTGCATCGACCTGACTTGATTCAGGTAAGCAAGTGCTTCCTTGGCGGGCAAGTCTCCGACATCTACATAGAAGGCATAACGTTCTGGAGCGCGTTGGACCCTGAATACAGTAGCGGCATCTTCTAAGAGCATCAGGCGCTTCCAGACCCACCGGGCTCCATCCATCTGGCTCACACCGTAAGCAGATCTTCTATTTTTACTCCTGAGCCTAAAATGTGTAACTTCCCAGGGTTCCAGAGCAGTAATAGCCATGTTCATCTCAAATTTGCTGGTCTTATCTCTGCCCCTACTGGCTTGTAATACACGTTCGTATTCTTCTGGTGTATATCCGGTCTTTCCTGAGAAATCCTGAACAAATCCTACTAAGTTACCGTAGGGTCCTTCTATTCTCCTGATTGTTTTTGGATCTAGGAAATTAAGTCCACAAACGCCCTTGTCATTAACTAGAATCTCCTCGTAATTATTCCCCATTTTTACCATTGTGCGGGCTATTTCCCACGCCTCTTCTTCGATCCTGAGAGTCTTGTGCCACAGGTCGTCTAGGACAATCTTGATATTCTCGTCCTTGGAAGTAGTCCACATGCACTTTCCGTTGGAATAATCTAGCTGCGTGACATCGTTGGCTAGAATATCTAAGGCGCTGGAAATCAAATCATAGTTGTCCATGCCCTCATAATCGGCATAAGCACTAAGAAGATCATAATCTAATCTGAGACTATCTGTAATACCTTGCCCGTCGTAACCCGAAAGTATGCCTCCGGGTAAATTCGGTGGGTATAGGGATCCCTTTGCTAGAATTGAATTCTGCTGGTCCTTGTTATATGAAAAGGCCCTCCGGAGAGGACCAGCAAGCCTGTTTATAAAGCCCAAATTATGCTCCCGGGAGGGATATTTCAGAACATTCTAGCATATTTACTCTTCTTCACCAAAGCCTCGACCACCTATAAAGATTGCAGGCATGACATCATGCCAGTTGTTATCCTCCGAGAGCGGGGCTCCGTATTCGGATACCATAGGTCCGGTTGATGTGCTGGACTTTAGAATGGGTAGTGGATCAGCTATCGAGACCTGGGAAAGAGAAAATAGACAACCAGCCAAGGCATCACCAAGATCTTTTGAACCGTTAGGTGGGTGGTCAATCTTGCGTTTAACGACATCTCTCTGTAGAGCAATTAATTCATCTTTAAGAGGCTGATAGTCGTACATGAGCAGTCGTTCTTCATACAGGGCTAGTTTTAGATTATCATAAGGATCCGTCGTCTTATCTACTGATAGGGTGCTGGCGCTATACCCTTTTTGAGATAAGATCTGAAGCCCATCCCTAGATTGATAGGTATCTGACGTTATCTGACCAATGATAAACCCATGGTCAGATAGGTCATATACGAACTGGCGCACATCGCCCATCATGATCTCGCCACCCGTGGGTGGTGTTATCTGTAATACTAAGTCTACTACATAGACAGGTGCTCGCTCCCTGTACTCTGTACCGTCACCAGCCCGTCTTATGACATTTTTATATCCACTAACATGAGCCATGCAGAACCCGGTACAGTCGTTCGTGAAAGACGGATCTATATGTATATTTCTAGTCGCACCGGGATTCCTGATGGGCTGCCAAACCTGACCTACTCTACCTAGAAAGTCTCTAGGGCTGGCATGTGTTACTAGTCTATCCCATATTATTCTATCGTTACTGCCTGATTCAAAGGATATAGACGTAAATGGGTGCGTGAAGCTGGGTCCATACATCTGTTTGCCTAAATTTACAGCCTTAATTATGGTATCTCTTTTTTGTATAAATGGACTAACTGATATAACTGCTATCCCGGCCAGATCTTTGCAACTGCCCTCAAGGTCTCTTACGAAGTCAGCCCTAAAATCTTCTGGAACTTTTATAAAAACACAACCTTCAGGCGCACCTTCTTTTAAATATTGTTCAGCTTCTTCTTTTGATAATATCTTGGACTCTATCTGTTCATTCCCTACTAATACATGAAACCATCCAGAACTAAAATAATGCTCAGGCTTTACGTCCCATGTGGCATAATCTCTTACAAAGACAGTAGTGTCATTCATTGATTGTTTTATAAGTCTGGCACTAAACGAATCTGAAGTATTCTTAGAAGAAACCACGAACATCATGCCGGGTAACTTACCCTGCCTCTGGAACCGAGACTTCATACGGCGCTTAATAATATTGTAAATCGATTCTGCCTTATCTACGTCACCGTTAACTGTATTCTTAGTTTTCTTCTGCCCCATGAAGTCAGCTTCGTCTAAGAAGAACGCATAGACGTTTAGACCGAGGGCTGACTCTCCGTTGGTAGATCTTGGGGCTACCCGGACGTTATTAGGGAAGGTAAGTTCTTTCTTGGTTTCCCTATACGGGAAGTTCTTTGCGAAATAAGGGCTAGCATTTATCTTACTAACAATATTGTCGAACGCGACCTTGCGGGCTAGTTCTTCTGTGGTGGAGAAAACAACGATGTCTATGGTAGATCCAGAGCTTAGTCCGAGAGACTTCTGAGGGTCCCTAAGTAAAGAAATAAGATAAATAATGTAGCAAATACCTATACTTGCAAGATAGCTTTTACCCCATCCGATCGAGCCACTTAAAATACATTCTTGATATGCGCCACCAAATAATTCATGTAAGTCATTGAATAATTTAGGATATAAAACATCGCAAGTCTCGCCAAGATACTCGGGATCATATACGAAGGTTCTGAGATCTACTGGTGGTGACTTGTACTCTAAATTAAATAGTGTCTGAAGTGTCTTGCTCTTGCTGCTCTGTTGCATCTCTTTCATTATTTGTTCAAATGCAGACCGCTCTACCGGGGACAACCTAGCCATCTCGGTAGCTAGATCCTTGGCTATTTCTTCTTGAGATATCTCGCTGCGATATCTTCCGTTATTATACGAAACAGCCATTAGGATTCGTCCGACTTGTCTTCTTGTTCTGTTTCCTTAAGCAATTCTTCTGCATCCATATTATCCAGATCTACTATTTGTTTGCTGGCTTCTTGGGGAAGCTGAGTCATGGCTTTATTAACTTCATCCATGTCAATCTTGCTAGACTGATTCATGAATTTTTGCATCAGGCTCAGAACCTTGCTGCGACTCTGGGGGTCTTCCAAGACCTTTGATGTGACTACATTAGATACGTCTGCGTGCATAATGCCGCCTTGGATCTCGTGGGTCATCGTGCCTAGATTCTTAGGTATGAGCCCCTTGTCAGACTTAAGCTTGGCACTAGACTCTACTATCTCACGCAGGGTCCTAATGTCTTGTGTCAGGGAGCCTAATAGCTTACCTATTTTCTTTTCTGTTCCGAAGTCTATCTTGATGCGCTCTATCTGAAGGTCGTATAGATCTTTTAATGCTTTGATCTCATCAAGACTCTCAGATACTTCCAAAACTGCGTTTTGTATAGCAGCGGGCATAGCTTTTCGGGCTAGTTCCCCTGGAGGTATAGACTTCCTATATCTGTGTAATATAGAGACTAGTGACTGCTTTGTTATATCAGTATATTCATCGTGCTCTTTTTGAATTAAATCAGCTATATTGCCTAGAGACCATCCATCAGCAAGACGCTCCCTAACTTCTGGGAAGCATTTTAAGTTCTTTACTCTATGGAACCCTACACCGCCTGGTAATTTATAAGGCTGTTTAGATTTGGACTTGGGGTTCTGCTTATCATCATCGGACATAGTTATCCTGTTCGTAACTCACTTGTTCACGAATATAAACTACTCAGCCTATAAAATCAATTATTTTATACCTGATGCCTGCCCCGGTTGAGCTTGTTTTGGCTTGGCTTGTCCTGGCTGAGATGCCGGAACCGATGCTGCGTTAGGTTGACCGGAGGAACCTGCTGCCTTTGGTGGTACTGGGACGTTTGGTGCCCCCTGGGACTGTAGTCCTGCCTTTTTAGCCATACCTGCTAC